GCTTTTTCTTTGGTTGGTATCCAATGAGTTTTGCTTGGCGTGGCCTTGCAAACTTTTAAGATCCCGAGTGCATGCTTGACGCTTTGCACGTCGCCAGAATCGAACCACCGAAACCAGGGGGATTTAGTCCGATTTATGGTCGCGACCATGAGGTCGACCCACTTAGGCGAAGCCATGAAGGCTTGACGGTTTTGCATTGCCAGCTTAACGCTTGGAAAATTATAAGTACCTTTAAGCGCGTAGCAGCTTGAGCAGACCGAGCCCTTGACCTTGGCGAGCTTTGCGCCTGTTTTACAATCTTGCGCGGGCGTACTGATAGAATAGCCTGGCATTTTGCTGGTATTGGATAGGATCGCCGATCCGTTAAATGTTCCTAGATTCTTTGTCATTTGATAAACTCCCGTTATTTGTTGACAGTAAAAAGATTAGCCTTTTTTGTTAGTAGATGCAAGCCTCAAGTTTCGTGATCTTCGGATCTTGCGGCTTGCGGTTCGGGCCCTGCGGTTCGGGGCCCATGGAAAAAGACCAGGCTTGCGCCTGGTCTCCCCCTATAGATGCGTTAGGCACTGGTCGCAGAATGGCGAGTCAGTGAACTGAGGCGCCTCACACTTAAAGCAGACATCCAGTTCGGTGCCGTCTTCCGTGTATAGCTCGCCGCCGCCATCATACTCTTCCCACTCAGTCCAGTAGGCCGACCCTGATTCGTAGTCGCTGGCGTACATCTCGCGTGTATATCCGTCCGTGAACCAGCAGGCATCTGAGCAGCCATAGCTTCCATCGTCTCCGACGTAGCCTTTATTCATGCCCTTGCCGCAGGTGCTGCACTTTCGGTTGAATACTTTTGGTTCACTGGTCATAAGCCATAATCCCGTCTTTATACATCAGCACCAAGAACAAGGTGCCGATGGCCATGCAGAGAACGCCGAGCCACAAGCTGCCCATGATGGTGAAGGCCGCAGCCATGTGCCACATGAACAATGTGCCGAGAAAGTAGAAGATGGTAAACAATCCGCTAGACATGATTTATTCTCCTTCCAGTGGTTTGTTACAGAATTCAATTAGCGCGTCACGAAGCTGGGTCGGCATGACTGCGTCATGCTCTTCCATCCACTCTTTGACAAACACCGCTGTACGCAGACGAGCGTTGCGCTCATCCATTTCGGCCTTAAACTTTTTCAGTTGGTGAAGGCTCGCTGCCTTGACTTGTTGAACTTGTGTCATTTGATAAACTCCCGTTAATTGATTGACAGTAAATAGTAGCAAAGGCGCGGCCAGATGTCCAGCCGCGCCCCGTGTTTATGCTCGCTTCTGGCGCTCAGCCCAACCGTCCAAGTCCCGCTGGAAATTGTTCACTATCTTGTTGGTGAACTGATTGCGAGTTTCGGTCGTGGCGTTAGTGCAAAGGCCGATGTGCGCGTGAATAACTTCAAGCTTGCTTAACCAGCTTTCGCCTTCCCGCCACACCCAACCAAGATGCTTGTCCTGCTCCGTCCAAAACTCCGACGACTCCGGAGTGTGCCAGCCCATCTTGCCGTGAATGCCTTCAAACATTTGCACACGACAATAGAACTCAAGAAAGTTCTTCTCCGTGATGGTCGGCATACCGATGGCCATGGTTGCCCAAACAAGCTTATCGGTTGCCGGATGCATGAATTCTTGGCCTACGGCGCGTTGCAATTCGCTGCAATCATACTTGTCCGGCCACGTATCCGTGGCCTTTCTCCAACACACTTCGTCTCTTACGTCTGATAGATTCCAATTCAATGACATGATATTCTCCTTATCCTAAAAGTTTGACGACTTGCTGAGTGCCAGCGTCGACATGATACGCGGCGCGGTCGCGCAGCGTGATAGTCCAAAAGCCTTCGCGTGAACCACGGTTCAACACTTCAGCCCGCAGCGCGGCGAACTCTTTGTCCGCTTTAGCCTTGGCTTCTTTAGCAGCGGCGAACCGCTTACGTAATGTTTGGTCTTTGATATTCATAGCAATAACTCCTTGTTGCTGGTTAATGTCTATGACATTAAACTGACAAGAAATAGATGTCAATAGCTTGACAGAAAATAAATAATCTTTTTTTCGCCGCCGCTTTCTTGGGCTACATAAAAAGGGGTCGGATTATCTTTTGCGCCTTCGCACCCCCCCACCCCCAATATCGCACCCTGCGGTTTTTTAGATAGGCCTGTAATACTTGGATTGATAAATTCATTGAGAAGTAATATCATTCGGGCATGAATAGAGCCCTAGATGCAGTACCCGATGAAGACCTCCTAGAGATCCTAGCTCTCCAGGAACAGCGAGACGTGTTAGCACGACGCGAAAAAGCGAAAGACCAGTTTATGGAGTTCGCTCACCACGTGTATGATAGTTTCATTGAGGGGGACCACCACCGTGTGATAGCCGAGAAGCTAGAACGGGTGGCCCGGGGGGAACTAAAACGCCTCATCGTAAACATGCCACCCCGGCATTCCAAATCGGAACTAGCTTCGTATCTCATGCCTGCCTGGTTTTTAGGCAGAAACCCAAAACTGAAGATTATTCAGGCAACAATGAACACGGAACTCGCAACTCGGTTCGGCCGTAAGGTTCGTGACCTTGTTGATGACCCGATGTACAAGGAAATATTCCCGAGCACTGTGCTTAAAGCCGACAGCCAAGCAGCGGGTCGCTGGGAAACCGAACAAAAGGGCGAGTACTTTGCTGCTGGTGTCGGGGCTGCGATGACTGGTCGTGGTGCTGATTTGCTGATTATTGATGATCCGCACTCGGAACAAGATGCTTTGTCGTCTACTGCGTATGATAATACGTACGAATGGTATACCTCGGGTCCCCGACAGCGTTTGCAGCCAGGGGGTACCATCATTATTGTACAAACCCGCTGGTCTAAAAAAGACCTTACCGGCCGGTTACTGAACGAGCAGGCAAAAGACTCATTGGCGGATCAGTGGGAGGTGGTAGAATTTCCGGCCATCTTACCGTCCGGGGCCCCTTTATGGCCTGAGTTCTGGAAAAAAGAAGAACTATTAGGGGTGAAGGCTGCGTTGTCCCCCAGTAAGTGGAACGCCCAGTGGCAACAAGATCCTACTTCTGACGAAGTAGCTATGATTAAACGTGAGTGGTGGCGCACTTGGGAGAAGGAAAATATTCCTCGTCTTAAGTACGTTTTACAGTCTTACGATACGGCGTTCTCGAAAAAAGAAACCGCTGACTATACGGCGATTACAACATGGGGTGTGTTTGACCCTGAAGAGGATGGTGTTGACCACATCATCTTGATGGACGCGCAAAAAGACCGGTACAACTTTCCCGAGCTTAAAGAGACTGCGACAGAGCAGTACGAGTACTGGGAACCTGACATGGTGTTAATCGAGGCAAAGGCCAGTGGTATTCCTCTGGCGGATGAGCTTATGCGTATCAACATCCCTGTTAACACCTTTTCCCCGGGCCGTAGGAAAGGTGGCGGAGGGGTGGACAAGACCACCCGTATGCACATGGTGTCTCCCATCTTCGAAGCGGGGCGGGTCTGGGTCCCTGACACTAAGTTTGCCGAAGAAGTTATCGAGGAAGTAGCCTCATTTCCTAATGGCGAACATGATGACTTTTGTGATAGTATGACCATGGCGTTAATTCGTTTTCGCCAGGGCGGACTTGTGTCTCTCGAAGAAGACGAAGAAGATGACTATGAACCGCGGCGGCGTAGGGAATACTATTAATGGCTGAAAAACCAAGCAAGAACAGTCCGGCGTTTGGTACACTTCGTCCGTACGAACCTGGAATGCTCGAGGGCATTGGCGCTCGGTTACAAGATTTCATGGTTGATAAAGCCGGTGTCTCGCGACCCGTAGCTCGTGACGTGTCTAGTGCTGTTGGTTTCTCGCGTCCTGATGAGGCTCCTTTAATGAGAGCGACCGATGTTTTAGGGGGTCCCCTTGGTGTTGGTGTTGCTGCCGCTGACTTTGCGGAAGACCCGGGTCTCCTTACCGGTGTTGGTGTTCCTTTGGCGGCGCTTCCTATTATTGGCGGTCCTTTGCGGCGTGGCTTACGCGGCCTTGGCGGTAACGGCGGTCCCCCGTTAGACGACGCTGTACAGGCTGCTCGTGAGAAACGCAAAGAAGCAGGCCGCGAACGTACGCGTATTAAGGAAGAAGCTCTTGGCGAGACAACGACGACAGATCTTTACGTCAAGGACAAGTACGAGGAAGCCGGCGATCGTGTAGAGACAACGGCGGGTATTGAAACTTTATCCAAGGTTCGGCAGGAGCTTGAGTCCATTGGCATGGGCAAAGGCGCGTGGTCCAAGGAAAAGGTTGTTAAGGAACTGAACAAGCGCGGTGTAACGACTGGCGAGATGGAAGCCACTGGCATCTTGGCTTTCCTTGAAAGAAACAAAGGCGCGACCAAGAAAGAGCTTGTTGATGTGCATGAGAAGTACACCCCTGAGATCGCTGTTATAGCGAAAAAGGGTGACACGGAGTATTACGAAGAGCAACGCATCGGCGACCTCTACGACGACCCTGATACCACCAACCCAAGTGCGTTCGTTGATTATAGCGAGGTTCAGGTTTACAACACGAACAAGACCACTGCCCGGGATTACGGCACCAGTCGTTCTCACTTAGCGGACAACAAGGGCGAGCTTGGTCATGCCCGTACTTCGAAGACAATGCTACCAGGAATTGGTAGGGCCGAAGTCGGTGAAGAGTTCCAGACGGATTTGTTTAAGACGAAACAAACCAACATGGATCTTAACAACCCCGCTAAGAAACGCGGCTCGTTAGAAAAGCAGGCCAAGGCCGGTTCCCAGTTTCAAGCAAAGTTTGACGGTTACGTTGCGGACATGCGTAAGGCAGTCAATAATCTTGGTTCGAACAAAGCTTACCAGGAAAGCAGGAACAATCCCATTTCTGAGACTGTTTTTGAGCCGCTGGAGACTGCGGGAGAGAATTTTAGGTCTGCCACATCTAAGCTTGACGAGGCATTGGCTCGCGGAGAGCAGGACGAAACACTCCTGAACAGACTCTCCGAGGAAGCCGCGCAAGCAAGACGTGGCTTTGAAAGCCAAATACGAGGCGCGAACAACCTTATGTACGACCTCTCCGCTCGTTCTCGTTCTGCTGCTAGAATGATGGACGACGCCCCGTCGAGCAGAAAAGCGTTTGAAGAGATGCAGGCTATTTCAGAGGGCTTTTGGGCCCTTCATCAAAAAAACCCTGTCGAGAAAACAAGCTCCATGAGGGTCCTGCTCGATGACTCTCGCCGTGCGGAAGGTGACGCTCGTACTTTGTGGAACGGTGTAGAGCATCCAATAATGAGCCCCCGTGTTCATCAACGTGCTGATGATTTACGAGCGAGCCCTGAGTACACGGCTTACACGGAAGTAGAGCAGAAAGTGACAGAGCAACAGCGCACTGTTGATTTCGCGCGCCGCCAAGAAAAAGACCTTCAAGACAAGGTAAAAATTCTTGAGGACAAGGTCGACGCTGCTCGGTCCCACCTAAAGAACGCCAATCGCCCACTCACTGCCCAGCCTTCTAAAACTGGTTCTCGTAGCATGACTCAAGCACTTGATAGTATAGCAGAGGCCGCAAGGCGCCGGAATGAAAACACTATCACGACGACTCGTAAAGAGTTAAGCGATTTGAAGAGCAAGTTGTTAAAGCAAAACAGCGTCCGTATGAAGGAAGCCGAAGTTCTGGACAATCTCGAGAACCGCGCTGAGACATTGTTCGACCGTGTTGGTACCGACACCCCAGACGACCGGGCGGCATTATTGCTCCTGGATAGGAGAAGCACTAGGCATAATACCGTCTTCCCGAAGCTGCAACCGCACATGCCGTTCGACACGTTGAACGACGCGACCCAGTTCATTGTTGAGACGACAGTGGAACGCGCTATTAAGAACCCTGAAACAAAGGCGTTCGTGTTCCCTGATTACCGAGACTTGGCTAAGGTGCGCGACGCGGATCCCGCCGTGTTCAAACAGGGGTATGAAGATTCTATTCGCCCTGTAATAAAACGCTTACAAGAGCGTTATCCGGGCATCAAGTTAGAGAAGAGAAAACTTCCGGGCAGTAAGCGCGAGGCAACTGTTCTCGTGTTTCCAGAAAACCGTGGTGCAGATAAGCCCCTTGTACAACGGTTCGCGTCAGGTGGTATGGTTTACAAAGGTATTGGCTCAATGGGCAAAGAGGTGTTATAAGTAGGTATGTCACAAACAGGAAATCCCTTTGGTGGTCAGATTGAAGAAGCGATGGGGCCAGGCGGCTCCGCGCTAGATCCGGCTGCCGAATCCCTTATCGAGATCGAGGGTATCGCCCCGGGTCTTGTGGATGAAACAATCGAAGACATGGTTCTTCAGATGAACGAAGACGGCTCTGCTGAAGTTATGGAGAGCGAGGGTGTCGAGGTTCTGACGGACGAAGAGTATGGCCACACGGCTAACTTGGCCGAAGTCTTAGACGACTCTATTCTTGGCTCACTGGCCTCGGAACTCGGATCTTCTTTCGAGGATGACATGGAGTCTCGTAGCGATTGGGAAGAGGCCTTAACCAAGGGCCTAGGCTTGTTGGGCATTAATTACGAAGAGCGTAGCGAACCGTTTGCTGGAGCCACCGGTGTTACACACCCTCTTATCTCTGAGTCGGTAACCCAGTTTCAAGCACAAGCGTACAAGGAAATGCTGCCGTCTGGTGGTCCCGTCCGCACGGTATGTGTTGGCGACGAGACAGTAGAGGCTGTTGAGCAAGCCAGCCGCGTTGAGAATTTCATGAACTACCAGATTACGGAAGTGATGGAAGAGTATGATCCGGACATGGACCAGATGCTGTTTCACCTACCGTTGAGTGGTTCTACCTTTAAGAAAGTTTACTTTGATGTCACCCGCGAGCGCGCTGTATCCAAGTTCGTTCCGGCTGAAGATGTTGTTGTCCCTTACCATGCTACCGACATCCGTACTGCGGAACGTGTCACGCATGTGATGCAAATGTCTGAGAACGACATTGTTAAGATGCAGTTGGCTACAGTCTATCGTGACGTGGATCTGGGTTCTTCTACGAACAGTGAAGACAGCGATCTCAAAGAAGAAAAAGATTACTTGCAGGGTGTTCGGCCTTCGGCAATGGGTGACGATGTTTACACCATTCTGGAAATGCACACGAACATAGACCTAGAGGGTTTCGAAGACGAAGACGTTAGCGGTGAGCCAACTGGTCTGAAACTTCCGTACATTGTTACGATGGAAAAAGACAGCGGCACTGTTCTTTCTATTGTCCGTAATTGGGATGAAGAAGATCCGCAGCGTAAACAGTTGCAAAGCTTCGTCCACTACAAGTTCCTGCCGGGTTTAGGGTTCTATGGGTTCGGTCTCATCCATATGATCGGTGGGCTCTCCCGAGCCGCTACATCGATTTTGCGTCAGCTGATCGATGCGGGAACGTTGTCCAATCTCCCGGCAGGATTCAAAGCTCGGGGTGTTCGTATTCGTAATGATGACGAGCCTTTAAGCCCTGGTGAATTCCGTGACATCGATGCCCCTGGTGGGGATCTTCGTAACGCTATCGTCCCGCTTCCGTACAAAGAACCGTCGGGTACTTTGGGTCAATTGCTTGGTGTTATTGTAGACAGCGGGCGCCGGTATGCAGCGATTGCCGACAACGCTGTCGGCGACATGAATGCGAACGCCCCTGTTGGTACGACTGTTGCATTGTTGGAGCGTGGCTCTCGTGTGATGAGTGCGATCCACAAACGTATGCACTATGCTCAGCGTCAGGAGTTCCGTCTCTTGTCCAGCATTTTTGCTGACACGGTTGAAGAGTATCCGTACCCCACTCTCGCCGGTGCCGCTATTGCCCAGACGGACTTCGATTCTCGTGTGGATGTGTTGCCGGTTTCTGACCCCAACATCTTCTCTATGGCACAGCGCTTGAGCTTGGCTCAAACTCAGTTGCAAATGGCACAGAGCAACCCGGAGGTTCATAATCTCACGGAAGCGTACCGCCGCATGTATCAGGCTTTAGAGGTTAAGAACATTGAAGCCATCCTGCCAACACCTCCGCAGCCAGTGCCGGTTGATCCGGCAATGGAGCAGGCTATGGTTTTGGAAATGAAACCGATCCAAGCGTTCTCTGGCCAGAACCACATGGCTCACGTTGAGTCGCATATCGTATTTATGCAGTCGCCCATGGTTCAAGGCGCACCTCAGTTCCTTGGTCCGCTGTTAGCGAACATTCAGCAGCGTATCGGTTACATGGCACGTGAGCAAGTTGCTCAGATGGTTACTGAACAGCAGCAGCAACAGTTGATGCAGGGTATCCAGCCAATGCCAATGCCGCCTGAGACATTGGAAGCAATGGTAGCTCAAACTGTGGCTGAGTTGTCGAAACAGATTATTCCTTCGATGGCTCCCCAGCAGCAAGATCCGCTGGTCGCTATCCGCGGAGCGGAGCTAGAGTTGGCTTCAGCAGATCAGCAACGCAAGCAGGCTAAGGATCAGGTTGATGCGATGTTGGAACAAGCAAGGCTCCAACAACAGAACCAACAGGCTTATGACCGCATGTCGATGACCAAAGAGATCGCTGAAGAGCGGACAGACGTGAACCGTGAGCGGATCCAGACGCAGGAAGAAATTGCAGTTTTAAGAGAAATGAACAAGAGACAGTAGTGAGTCTCTTCACATTTTAAGCAGGAGCATGTAACATGACTTTTCTAACCACAAAACTACTTAATGAAAATGAAGGAGTTGGAAAAGGAATGTCCGACAGTAACGCACCTCTATCTAAGTGGGCCGGACAATGGTCCGAGTACTACAAGTCACAACACAATCAACGCCCTGTATATACACAGCCCCCTGCAAAGAAGGCTGACGAAAAAGCTAGTATTACTTTTTAAGGATCAAGGACATGAGCCCACAACAACTAAACGAATGGCGTATCATCCCCCGCTTGCTGATGTTAGCAATGCTTGTAATGACGTATCGAGTTGTTGAGTGGTTCATGACCCTTGGCGCCCCCACCCTGGAGCAGGCCGGGCTGGTTTCAGTTATGACCGGCGCTTTAACAGGCGCGTTCGGATTGTTTCTAGGTAGCGGGAAGAAAGAGTAGCTATGTTAAGTGTTATTGGTTCTCTTCTAGGTTTTGCTGGTTCGGCGGTTCCGGCAGTTACTGATCATTTCAAAGCTAAACAAGAACAGAAGTTCGAATTAGCTAAAATGTCTAAAATGGCTGAATTACGGGCGGCTGGTTTCGACCAAGAATACCGCATGTATGAGACTAAAGCAGACGACAGTGAGCACACTCGTCTGGTCGAACATGATATTTCAATAAACAACGGCACCGGGTTCATATCCGGATTGCAGCGCAGTGTAAGACCTGTTATAACATACGTGTTCTTCGGACTCTTTTGTGCGATAGAACTAACCCTCTTACAACAAGCCCTGGTAACAGGTGCCAATTTTGCGGATGCGATCAATGTTCTTTGGGATGAAGACACCAAGGCTATTTTTGCTGCAATCATTAGTTTTTGGTTTGGCTCTCGTGCTATTGATAAGCGGCGGGGGAAGTAGGCATGGCGTTGAAATCGAAAACCTCTCCAAAGCCAGAGTCGGTAAAGAAACGTACGTCGATTGGATGTTCGACTCGTTCTAGGGATAAAAGCAAGCGAGCAAGCAAGGCCAAGTACCGGGGTCAGGGTAGAGCATAAAAGTGTTTTACCTTGCGCGAAATAGCGGTACAATGCATTTAGAACTTAAAGGAGCTCTTTGTGTCTGATAGTAAAAAGCGTGTTGTGAGAGACATCAACAAGAACGGTAAGATCGAATCCTGGGAGAAGGAAGCCGCAGAGGGTAAAAACCCGTTTGCAGGCGACCGCACTCGTGGTGCCGACCCTCAATTCAGCGCAGATACAGAAGCAGCCAATCGCAATTCCAAACGCCGCCAAGCGGCTCGGATAGAGAAAGAGATGGGCGACGCCGAAGGTTACATGAGCGGTGGCATGGTTAAGGGCTACCGTGCCGGTGGCATGGCTGTTAAAGGCGGAAAGTGTGAACATCGCGGCACTGTTCGTGGTACTGGTAAGGCCATACGCGGCGGCAAATTCGTAGGAACACGATAATGGAACAAGCAGTAGTTTGGATTACAGGTATTATTTCAGTCGCTAGCGCAATCTGCGCTTTGACACCAACGCCTAAAGATGACGAAGCTCTTGGTAAGTTGTACAAACTGATAGAGGCTGTAGCCTTGAATATCGGACAGGCCAAAAAGTAATGGAAATTAAAATCACCATCTCTCAGGGCTCTCTCGAAACGGGAACCCCTGTCCAGCAGATGGGTGATGAAGGCTGTCCGGTTGAAACTAAGGATCAAGCCAAGAACGAAGAAAACAAACTCCAAGTGACTGAGGAGTATAACTACGGTCCACCTACAGATCCAGAGGCCACCTGTGGCACCTGTTCTGCCTTTAACATGTCCAGTCGCATTCTCGACTGCTTGGGTACCGACTCCGATAACGTCGGTTTTTGTGAAACGCACCGCTTTGTGTGCGAGACCGAAAAGACATGTGACTCATGGGTAGCAGGTGGTCCGTTGACGGACGAGAGCTTTGCTGACCATGGGGATATTCTTTGAGACTATTAGAGTTCTTATCCAAATATAAACGTAGTTTAGAAAATCGGATCGAAGACCTTTCGATCGCGATTACTAGCGGCTCCATTGCTGACATGGAGCAGTACCGATCGATGGTGGGCGAAATCCAGGGCCTGTCGTTTGCCGTCGAAGAGATAAAGGCCTTGCTATCAAAATATGAAAGAGACCAAGATGAGTAGCCTAATACTACCAGACTACATGCAAGCACAAGAGGAAGCCACCGTTCGTGCCTCTGAAAAGGAAGCAATGGAACGTATTCCTCAGCCTACGGGTTGGCGTATTCTCGTTATGCCTTATAAAGGACGCGAAAAAACCACCGGGGGTATTATTATTCCCGATGACAGTAAAGACCGAGAAGCACTGGCCACTGTTGTGGCTTATGTTCTCAAGATTGGACCACTGGCCTATAACGACCCGAACAAATTCGGGGATGACCGAGAGCCGTGGTGCAAGGAAGGTGACTGGGTTTGTATCGGACGATACGCCGGGTCACGTTTCAAACTGGACGGTGGCGAGGTTCGCATCATCAATGATGATGAAGTAATCGCTACTATCATGAACCCTGAAGACATTGTGCTGTAGGAGACTGACATGCAAGAAGACCAGGAAGAGCACATCATCGAAATCGAGGATGAAAACCCATCCGAAGAAGTAGATGCTGTAGAAGAACAGCAGGAGCCAGACCCCGCCCCTGCAACTGAGGTTTCGGAAGAGGCTCCGAAAGAAGTTTCGGAAGAGGCCCCAGAAAAAGAAGCCAAAAGCGGCGAAGAGTTAGCTGAGTATTCGGAAGGCGTACAACGTCGCATCCGTAAGCTGACCGCAAAGTTCCGTGAAGAAGAGCGCCAGCGCGAAGCTGCGCTTCAATATGCGGAAGCCGTTAAGAAGCAGAACGAAGACCTTCAAACTCAACTACGTAGTCAAGAAGCTTCGTATGTTGATGAGATGGGTGGTCGTCTAAACGGTGAGTTAGAAGCAGCGAAAGCGAAGCTTAAAACAGCTATTGATACGGACGACTCCGACGGCATTTTTGAGGCTCAGCAAATGGTCAGCCGTATCACTGTTGACCAGGCTCGACACGCTGACGCAAAGTTACGTGTAGAGCGTGAGCCAGAGTACGTCGCTCCACAGGTTCCCCAGCAGGCCCCTGTCGCGCAGGCCGCCGCAGAACCTGATCCTAAAGCGCAAGCTTGGGCGGAACGTAACACATGGTTTGGTGACAACGACACCATGACGTATGCTGCATTTGGTATTCATCGTCGACTTGTGGAAGAAGAAGGGTTTGACCCGACCACGGATGAATACTATAATGAGCTCGACAATCGTATCCGAGGTGATTTCCCGCAGAAATTTGAACAACCCGTTCAAGAGCAGGAAGCACCGAAGAAAGCCGCGAAGCCTAGAGTCGCCTCTGCTGAATCTTCGGCTACACGATCGTCAAATAAGGGGCGCAGAACAGTCAAGCTTTCACCTTCGCAGGTGTCGATAGCTAAAAAACTTGGCGTTCCGCTCGAAGAGTACGCAAAGTTTGTAAAGGAGTAAGATTATGACTGATTCAAAGAGAACACCCCGTGCAACGCAGACACGTGAAAAAACTGCGCGTAGGAAGCCTTGGGCTCCGCCTAGCACGTTAGACGCACCACCCGCACCACACGGCTATCTTCATCGCTGGGTAAGAACCGGCATTCGAGGTGAAGACGACCAGAACAACGTTTACTCGCGTATGCGGGAAGGTTGGGAACCGGTACGGGCTGATGAATATCCGGATACAGAATTTCCGGTTCTTCAAAGCGGAAATCATGCTGGGGTTATTGGAAGCGGCGGGCTTATGCTCTGCCGAATCCCTGAAGAGACGGTCAATGAACGAACTGAATACTATCGGGAGCAGACCCGCAATCAAATGAAAGCCGTCGATGAAAACCTGATGAGGGAGTCACATCCTTCAATGCCTATCACTAACGATAGGCAATCGCGTGTAACTTTTGGCGGTGAGAAATAATTCTTCCGCTAACTAAAAATGGAGAAAGACAATGGCTAATTCCAATGTCAAATTCGGCTTAAAGCCGATCGGTGTAGTAGGCGGCCTTGCCGGAACTACTGGCCAATCTCCGTATTTCATTAAGTCCGACGCAAGCGCCATTTATCAGGGTTCACCGGTCATCGTTACTAATGACGGCACTATCGCCGTTACTGGTTCTGCTACTGGTGATACCTATAAGCATATTGGTGTTTTCGCGGGCTGTGAATACGTAGATGCAACAACTGGTGAGAAGAAGTTCTCGAACCGCTGGCCTGGCTCAGGCTCAGCTTCGACTGACTTTGACATCATTGGTTTCGTGTATGACAATCCGTTCCAACGTTTTGCTATCTGCACGGATGCAACATTCACTGACAAAGCTACTGCTCGCGCAGCTATCTTTGAAAATGCCGCCATGATCACAGCTACTGCTGGCAGCACCACAACTGGTGTTTCTGGTGCTCAATTGGATACAACAACTCCTGACGCTGCGAACCTTTCGTTCCCGCTCAAGATTGTTGGTATTCTGGATGATGTAGCAAACCAAGACTACGCCTCTGCTGGTCTGCCGGTTATCGTGATCTTCAACAACCATGCTCTGCTTTCCGGTGATTCCGAAGCAGTAGTAGCGTAATAGGAGACTAGAATAATGGCTATTTCTCGCGCACAACTAGCAAAAGAACTCGAGCCGGGTCTCAACGCCCTGTTCGGTATGGAATACGGACGCTACGAAAATCAGCATTCCGAAATCTTCGACACCGAGTCTTCCGACCGTTCGTTCGAAGAAGAAGTAATGCTTTCGGGCTTCGGCGCCGCCACCGTTAAAAACGAAGGTGCCGGTGTTGCGTACGACGACGCACAAGAGGCTTACACCTCGCGTTACAACCACGAAACAGTAGCTGCTGCTTTCTCGATCACCGAGGAAGCTGTAGAAGACAATCTTTATGATCGTCTGGCTGCTCGTTACACTCGTGCGTTGGCTCGTTCCATGGCACACACTAAGCAGGTTAAAGCTGCCTCTGTCCTTAACAATGCTTTCGATAGCAGTGTTAAAGGCGGCGACGGCAAAGAACTCTGCGCCACTGATCACGCGCTGACCAATGGCGGTACGTTCTCGAACGAACCAGCCACAGCTGCTGACTTGAACGAAACTTCCTTGGAAGACGCTCTTGTTAAAATCGCCGGTTTCACCGACGAGCGTGGTTTGATCATCGCACTTCGCGGTGTGAAGTTGATTATTCCTCGTCAGCTTCAGTTCGTGGCAACTCGTCTGTTGGAATCGGAACTCCGTGTTGGAACTCCGAACAACGACATTAACGCCATCCGTAACATGGGTCTGCTCCCAGAAGGTTATGTAGTCAATGATTACCTGACCGACGCTGATGCATTCTTCATCAAGACAGACGCCCCGAATGGCTTCAAGCACTTCGAACGTCTGGCTCTGTCGACCCAAATGGAACCTGATTTCGATACAGGTAACATGCGTTACAAAGCTCGTGAGCGTTACAGCTTCGGCTTCTCCGATCCGCGTTGCGTGTTCGGTTCGCCGGGCGCTGCATAAGCACTCGACGGTTTACACTGGGAAAGGGCGGGGTATATTCCCGCCCTTTCTTTTTGTGTGAAAAGAGGTTAAAATGTACTTCCACAACCTATTAAGGAAAAGATAATGTCCACAGCAGACGTAAAATCAGCCCATGCCGCAGCAGACGCTCAACTTGTAAGCGGGCCCGCCCGTTTGAAGGGTGTTTATCTTACTGCGGGAAGTGGGGCAACAAACCACTGCAAGTTCCATAACGGTACTTCTGCGTCAGCCCCCGTTTTGCTGGAGCTAGATACAGCCCATGCCGGTCTTGCTGATGTCGTAATCCCGGGCACAGGCATCCTTTTTGACGGCGGTATTTACGTTGATACCGGAGATGCTCAAACAGTCACCATTTTCTACGGGTAAGACCATGGCTATAACCCATCGAGGCGAACGGTTCTCCGGTTACAACAAACCAAAGAGAACGCCCGGCAAAAACAAGAAGTTTGCTGTCCTTGCCAAAGAGGGCAGCACTGTTCGCCTTGTTCGGTTTGGTGACCCGAAAATGACGATTAAGAAGAGCATACCCGCCAGACGTAAATCATTTCGTGCTCGTCATAAATGCGACCAGAAAAAATCTAAGCTTACCGCTGGATACTGGTCTTGTAAGAAATGGTAGTGCTATGAAAAGCGAATCAATCTTAAACCTCTTCGCCGCGTCGCTTATAGCTGTCTTAGGATGGATGGCTACAACACTTGTTGAGGTGGATCGTAAAACGGCCGTGATTGAAGAACGAGTTGATCAAAACTACCGGATGCTCGAGCCTATGTGGCAAGAGTTCACCTCGGAAAAAAGGAAGGTTCGCTATGACGATAAGCCGGAGATCTATAGCCAAACAAATAAGCAAGCCACCACAAAAACGAAAGAGCCGCTCCGTAAAGCGGCGTGGCCTCCGGAAACCAGCTTCACGAGCGTAGAATAATGTCCAAGAAAGACCGCTGCTATCAAAAAGTAAAAGCTCGTTACAAAGTCTTCCCGAGTGCGTACGCCTCTGGGGCTATCGCTAAATGCCGCAAGGTTGGCGCAGCTAACTGGGGGAATGCTCAGAAAAAGGCTAAAGGTGGTTTGGTCAAAAAGAAGTATTCAAACGGTCAAGCCCACAAGTACCGCACCACGAAGATGTACTGATTATGGCTGTTCGAAAAACCAAAAAAGGCGCAGCACTAAAACGCTGGTTCAAAGAAGAGTGGGTTGACGTTCGCACTGGTAAGCCATGCGGTCGTAAGGAAGGCGAAAAGCGTGGTACGCCTTACTGCCGCCCTAAAAAGCGTGTCTCTAAGAAAACTCCGAAGACCGCAAAGGAAATGACTGCGTCGGAGAAACGTAGTAGAATAGCTCAGAAGAAACGCCTCGGTCAGCCTGCCGGTAAGCCCCGCCGGGTCAAGGCACTGAAGAGAAGGAAGAAATAAATGGCTACGTCAGGATCACGTGATTTCACTCTAGATGTTGCAGAGATTGTCGAAGAGGCATATGAGCGGTGTGGTATGGAAGTTCGCACTGGTTACGATTCACGTACGGCTCGTCGTTCTCTTAACCTCATGTTCGCCGACTGGGCTAACCGGGGTGTTAACCTTTGGACAGTAAAGTCAAATACTATCAATATGGTGTCTGGTACAACTGAGTACACCCTCACAGAAGATGTTGTCGATATCCTTGAGGTTGTTGTTCAGCGCAGCGGAACAGATTTCCAGGTTGACCGCATCAGTCGTAGTGAGTATCAGAACATCCCTACTAAGACAACAACTGGCCGCCCCTCTCAGCTGTACTTCAACCGTCAGACAGCACCGAAAGTAAATGTCTGGCCTGCCCCCGAAAACAGCACAGATGTGCTAAGGTATTACTATGTCCAGAGGATAGAAGATGCCGATGCCGGTGTTAATAACGTTGACGCTCCTTTTAGGTTCCTACCTTGTATGGTGGCTGGCCTCGCATATTATATGGCTGTCAAACGTGCTCCGGACCGTGTTCAGCTTTTGAAGAGTATTTACGAAGAAGAGTTCCAACGCGCGGCCGACGAAGATGAAGACCGGGTGTCTCTCAAGCTCACCCCTAGCATTGGGTATATGAGGGTTAATTAATGGCACGTTTCGCAGCAGGCAAAAAAGCATATGGTGTTTCGGACCGGTCTGGGTTCCGGTACCGCTTGAGCGAAATGAAGCGCGAGTGGAACGGCCTGCTTGTTGGTCCAGACGAGTGGGAGCCTAAGCATCCGCAGCTTACTCCACCACGCAATGTTCGAGATCCGCAGGCTTTACGCACCCCGCGCCCGGACCCACACGTTGATACATATTTCGGCTTTAAGCCAGTAGGCGGACTGAACCTTGAATCACAGGGTCAAGTCGGCACAGTTAAGGTGACCACATCATGAGTTTTACATACAGCGAACTTAAAGAAGCTATTAAGGATTACACGGAGAACGAGGAGACAACTTTTGTTGCTAACCTCCCTGTGTTTATCCGCAACTGCGAAGAGCGTATCCTGAAGAATGTACAGCTTTCCTTCTTCCGCCGCAACGCGACCAGTTCGTTTGTTACTGGTAACCAGTACCTGGCTCTACCTGACGACTACTTGTCTTCATATTCTCTTTCTGTAACCAGCGCGAGCAACAAGTCTTTCTTGCAGCACAAGGATGTCAGCTTCATCGAGGACTACAATCCGAATGCTTCGACGCAAGGTCTCCCCAAGTACTATGCTCCGTTCGACCAGGATAATTACATTGTTTCCCCTACTCCGGATGCTGCTTACGCAATCGAGCTTCATTACTTCTATCGTCCGAACAGCATAACAACTGGTGCAGATTCTGCGAAAACATGGTTGAGTGATAAGGCACCATTCGCTATGTTGTATGGGTCTTTGATCGAGGCTTACACTTTTATGAAGGGTGAGCCGGATGTGATCCAGAACTACGACGCAAAGTTCAACGAAGCGGTCACTCGCCTCAAAGACCTTGGTGAAGCAAAAGAGACCGGTGACGCATATAGCAGTGGTCTTGTACGTAGAGGCAGAACATAATGCTTGAAGTAGGTTTAAACCTTCCGACCACCCCGGTCGTGTCCGTAACGACCACAGAACATAGGGGCCGTCGTCCCGAAGAAATCGTTGAACATTGCTTGGCGCGCCTTATTAGTATTTCAGAGGATGCGCCCCCCGCGATCCGGGACCAAGCTTATGCTTTTAAAAACACTATCCGGCCGCTGTTGGTTCACTATATGAAAGAAGCGGTTAACAGCGACCGCACAACCATGTATAATGTCTTACGCGATAACGGCCATGCCGAGGTCGCTGAACTTATTAGGAGAATGTGATGACTATTTCACAAGCGATGGCTACATCGTTCAAAACAGAACTATTGACGGCGACACATGATTTTTCAGCCTCGGGCGGTGACACGTTTAAACTGTCTCTCCACGACAGTACCTCGTCCATCGGTCCCCTCACGACTGCTTATGCTAGTAGTGGTATAGGCGAAGTTTCTGGAGCAGGGTATACTGCTGGGGGCTCCGCTTTAACAAACGTTGCTCCAACCTCGTCTGGTACAACAGCCTTTACAGACTTCGTTGACCTGACGTTCCCGTCCTCCACCATTACAGCGCGGGGTTGTCTTATTTATAACTCCAGTAAATCTAACAAGGCGGTTTGTGCTCTAGATTTTGGTGGCGACAAAACGTCAACCAACGGTGACTTCACTATTCAGTTCCCGACTCCGGACGCATCTAACGCCATCATCCGTATTGCGTAGGTGCGGATATGGTAGTTCCTGTTGTTAAGGATCGTGTAAAAGAGACCACTACCACTACGGGTACAGGTACGTTAACGCTAGCTGGTGCAGAAACAGGCTTTCAGTCCTTTGCTGCTATCGGAAACACGAATAAGACCTATTATGTGATTACAGACGATGTAGACTTTGAAGTGGGCATCGGCACCTACCTGTCTTCTGGTACAACACTTTCACGTGACACTGTCTTAGAGAGCTCGAACAGTGGTTCGAAAGTTTCCTGGGGCGCTGGCACAAAAACAGTTTTCTGTTCGATGCCCGCTGAACGCTCTATCTACAAAAACGAGAGCGGTGCTTTTGATGGCGAAGGCCTCGTCACGAAAAACCTCCAGTTTCACGGCACCGAAGAAAATCTATTTTCTGTTAGTGCTGCTACGGGGGCGCTTACTTTCCCTGATATTCAGTTAAATGCTAAGTACACGCTCACTGGCGACACAACGATTACACTTCCAACTACTGACGACCTGATCACAAGTAGTATCCGCGCGGTAACCGTGATTGCTCTGCAAGACGGAACAGGGGGGCGCACCTTCACTTTGGCGGCACCGAGTGGGTATAGTATAATATACAACAACTCTTCTACGCAGCCTGCTGTGAACTCGACGGCTAACAAGACGACGATTTACACAGCACTGCTGTCCAAGGGTGACACAAACATTTACGTAAGCTTATCTTTTTACGAGGCGTAAGATGACAATCAGATTTGAAAATATTCATCTCCATGCAAAGGTCGGTCAGGATGCGTCGGCACAGTTTCGTCAGTGGCTTGATCAAAACAATGTTGCATACACTAATCTGGATTACACTGACCCGTTGGACGACCTTCGCGCTCTTTCTACTTGGTATGATGATGGCAACGGTAACCCTGTCATCTTTACTAACTCTCCGGTTCTTACATATGATCGTGTAATCTGGGAATCGGATGATGGAAGTGATAAATACACTAAATCTTGGTACGCGGTTCAGAGCAGTGACCTCCCTGCTGATTTTGCCACGCTTGCTGAACAGGTAAGCTAATGCCCTCCGTAGGTACCGCCACACGGTATGACCCGCTGTTCCCAGGAGGCAGCGAGAGCTTTAGCGCGGATGGCACTTTTAATCTACCTCCCGGTGTCCACAAAGTTACTGTAAACGCTACGGGTGGGACAGGTACGCCGGGTGCTGGTGGGGCTGTTGGTAACGATGGCTCAGCTGGTAACGCTGGTACCGGTGGTAACGCTGGTGCCGCGGGCGGTGCTGGCAACACTGGTACTTCCGGTAACCCGGGAAACAACGGTGGCGCTGGCAACGGTGGTGGCGGTGGTAATGGTAATTCCGGTAACCCAGGAAACAGCGGTAACGCTGGTACCGGCGGCGGTGGCGGTGGCGGCGGTGGCGGCGGAAATTTCTTTAAAATTGCGAGCGCTGGCAATCCCGGTAGCCCCGGTAATGCGGGCGGTGGTGCACGTGGTAACGGCGGCAACGGTGCCCTCCCACGCAGTGCCGGTAATGCGGGCGGTGCTGGCGCTAATGGTAACACAGGAGGGGTCGGTAATCCTGGTAGTTTTAACTCAGGGTCGGCAGGTAATCCGGGTAATGCTGGAGCCAATGGTAACGCTGGCAGTGCTGGCACAGGGGCAACGGCGGGTGGCGCTGGAGGGTCGGCAACGGCTGGTACAGACGGGACTCCGGGTAATGCTGGCAATGCTGGCACAGACGGTAATGACGGTGTAGCCACTGTTTTTGGTTCTTTTGTGAGCGCTGCTGGCGGTGCGAAGGGCACGGGCGGTGCTGGCGGTGCTGGCGGTGCTGGCGGCACGGGCGGCAGCGGTAATCCAGGTAACAGCGGTAATCCAGGTAATAACGGTGGCGCTGGAGCTGGAGGCAATGCGGGTAACCCCGGCAACCCAGGCGGTGCAGGTAACCCAGGCACGGGTGGGGCACGTGGTAATGGCGGTGCTGGCGGTAGCCGTGGTGGTGGCGGTAACGGCGGGGGAATATCGAATGGCCTCACCGTCCACGGTGCCACCGGTAATATCGGATCGCCCGACGGTAACCTCAACGCTAACTTTGGCAACGGCGGGGCCGGCGGCACTTACTCAGGACCTGAAGTCGGTGGTACCGGGGGCCGTGGTGGTCGCCCGAACACCGGTGCCGGCGGCAACGCTGGCGGGGCCGGTAGCTCTGGTAACACTGGCGGGGCCGGTAGTAACGGGTCTGGTGCGAATGCCGGTGCAAGCGGTAACGCTGGCTCAGCGGGTTCGGCCGGTAGCGTTGGTAATGCTACTTCCGGTAATCCGGGCGCAAGCGGTAGTGCGGGGGCTGCGGGTAACGCAGGAAGTGCTGGTAGTAACGTATCAAATACTGTAACAATAAACACGGCTCAACAAGCTGTAGCGGTTAATGTTGGGTCTGGAGGTGCTGTTACAGTTAATTGGACGAGGCAATAATGTTTAAAAGAGACCCGAAGATAACCTTTACAACTTACCCTAACTTAAAGGATGTTATCCCTGACCCTGTTCCCGCAAGAACAGTAATGCCTGAGTGGTTCAAACGCTTGAAGCCGTTTCACTCGGAAAGCAAGCAATCAAAAACAATCAAACGATGCCCTCCCTTTATTGATATTTTGCAAACTGGTTGGTTAATCGGTGCGCCCGCTGATATCTACATCGATATTCGAGACGGTGGTGCGAATGTTTCTTGGAACACGGATTTTACTGAACCAGTGTTTGAAGAGCATAGCCACGCTCAGATAACAGGGCATCCTGGGATACCGAAGCCTCCTCTCAAGTTTATAAACTACTGGCAGATAACAACTCCGCCCGGCTGGTCGTGCATGTTTGTCCCGCCCGTAAACCGTGAGTTGAAATACTTTGAGGCAATTTCGGGTATCGTGGACACTGATAAATACTTTGAGTTCATCAACTTCCCTGGCTTTCTTACACCGACAGAAGGAAGTATAATGATACCGCGTGGAGAGCCTATTGTTCAGGTGATCCCGTTCAAGCGCGATTTCGAAAAGAAAGCAGAGATTCGTGCGATGAGTGAGAAAGAGTTAGAGAAGCTGGATTTTACGCGGCGCAAACGCAGCAGTAAAAACAGTTTGTATAGAGACACTATGTGGGTGAAGAAATGAGCGACAGCAGTTACATTATTGTAGACTTCGAGGATGCGACAGGCGAGTATCTTGTTGAGTGGTCCGGAGGAGGGCGAACCGGGACGGTTTTTGTTCCCGTAACCTTTGACCAAGACGGCAGGATCAACACATCGGAAACTCTAGAAGCTGTTTCTAACGCGGCAGCGCTCGCCGTTAAAGAAGCTAACATGCCTAGACCCACTGTAAGTGATGCCCGTAACTTGGTCGGCTCTAGCGGTATGGCTAAGGCAGACCTTACAATAAAGTACGAGGACGGCGAAAGCTTTAATGCTTCATTTGCTGGGGCGAATAACCTACCCGACCAAACAACAGAGGAACTATAATGGCTTCAACATTTAAAGGTATCCGGTGGTTAAGCGGGCGTAAGTTCGACGACAGCATTAGCGTAGGCGTAGGCCGCACTGAGAACTTAGCCGACGGTTCAAACGCCTTCGCAGAAAGAACTTTAAAAGAGGATATGATGACCGTCGATCCCAAGCCGCATCCTCGTTATCCTGGAGTGGTACAGGGCAACGGTTTATGGCTCCTTCTAGAGGGCGGCACCGTTACCCAACGGTTCAACCTAGACGACGACGTGACAGTTGATCACATCTGGAACTTCTACCACATGGTTCAAGAAGTTGCCCCGGAAAGAAACTCTTTATGGTTTAATTTATGTGAGGACTCTGATAACCCGAATCCTAAGCAAGCCTTTAGTACGATGATCTACGATGATCAAGTCTCCCCAAGAACATTAACATTGGAGGTTCCTGGGTGGGACGAGGCTACCAAGCATGAGTACTGGAGTCCTTTCCCAATGGCTGAGTGGACTTTGGACAACTCTCACTCTCGTATCGAGTTTGAGGACGACACATTGTTTGTGTGCTTTACATCCCTCGACGGCACCAATAACTCGGCATATTGGGACACTTATTTCAGATACCTCCCGGCGGGGCAACACTTTTCTTTCGACAAGGATAGTGAACATATGAAGGTCCTGTTTAGCGAAGATGTGATTCTAGACAACGGGAAGAGATTAGATAAGCTCGTACCATACACCCTGACATCGCCGACACTTTCTGGGGAGGTGGCCGGAGGCGTGGCTTGTCGTGCCTTGAAAGCTGTTAAGTGATATCAACAGACCCCTTGTGGTGGTGCTGGGAGGCCGAGCTACCTGATAGTTTGTGCGACAGTATAATTGAAGAAGCGTTGTTGGAAGAGCCTGAAGAAGGTACGGCGGGTGGCCGGATTAGGAAAACCCTTCGAGACTCTACAATACGTTGGTTAAACTATAACTGGCTAATAAACATGGTTTCTGGATATGGCCACATGGCGAACAGTGTTGCGTGGAATTTTAAGCTAGAAAAATGTGAATTGATCCAGTTTACGGAGTACGGCCTTGATCAGAAGTACGACTTCCACACAGACACTGAGAAATGTGCAGACGGTATGCGTAAGCTTAGTATTGTTGTTCAGCTTTCTGATACAGAAGACTACGAAGGTGGTGATTTTGAGTTCAAGAAAATAACACAGGAAACTGAGTCCGTGCCGGAGCTTCGTAAACGCGGTACTGTTTTAGTTTTTCCTTCTTGGCACCAACACCGCGTAACACCAGTAACCAGAGGCACACGTTATACATTGGTGACTTGGCTGAACGGCCCCGCTCTGGTATAATCGAGCATGGCATTTTCTAATACTACATTTTCGCAAGCCACGTTTTCTGGTTTGGGGATCTCCCCGGACGTAAAAATTGTTCCTGCTGGTCTTGTAGCAACGGGTTCCGTGAGCTCCGTCGCAGTGGCGTTGGAAAACTTTCACCCTGTTTTCGGAAACACAGCCACTACGACCCCAGGCAGTGTCACTGTTTCTGCGGCTGCGAACGTTTTAATAAGCTTGGCTGCTGCCACAGGAACCGTGAACAACGTTTCGATTATCGAAGGCGCCGGTGTTGATGCTGCTCTTACACTGGGCGCAGCTACCAGCGCCTTGGGCGAAGAAGTAATCACTGCCGATGCGAACACGTCGGTTGTTGGTTTGAGCGCAACAACTGGTCTTGGCACTGTAAACCAGGCGACCATCTACAAACTTACCGGTGTTCAAGCCTCGGGCATCGCCGGCCCAGTAACCGTGTGGGGACTTGTAAACACTGGTCAAGATCAAGAACCAGTGTATAATGACGTTGATGAAGACACAACGAACACTTGGTCGGACATTAATAAGCCGGCCAGCAACTGGAATGAAGTGAGACTGTAATGGCTTCTACGTATAGTAACCTTGGTATTGAGAAGATCTCCACCGGCGAACAGGCCGGTGTTTGGGGCACTACCACAAACCGAAATTTTGAGATCCTTGAGCAAGCAATTGGTGGTGTTTCTACAATCGCGATTACCACGTCGGCAACTGCGATATCAATTCCACAAGGAACATTGGACCCCGCTCGTAGCTCGGTTCTGAAGTTGACGGGATCAGTGGCAGCTACGATCACAATCAGCCCGAACGATGTGCAGAAGGTTTACTTCATCCACAACGACTCTTCGGCTATCCAAACAATTAAGCAAGGTACGGGAACGACGGTGGAAGTAAATCCAAAGTCTTTCAAAGTTCTTTACCTAGCCGGGGCAGGTGCTGGCTCTGACGTAGTTGATTTGTTGGTTGCTCCTGACGGCGGCTTCATCTGGCATCCCACAGACATCACCTCTGCTGAGACACTGGTGAAGGGTAAAGGCTACTTCGTCAACACATCTGGTGGGGCGGTAACACTTACGTTACCCGCTTCCCCTAACCGCGGTGACACAATCAAGATTACTGATCTAGGAAATGCCGCTACGAACAATATTACCGTGGCGCGGAACGGAAATAAGATCCAAGGACTTACGGAGGACCTCACCGTCTCAACGGACGATGCAGCTTTTGCTTTAGTGTACAATGACACGAGCACTGACTGGCGTTTGACGGAGGTCTAAGTGGGAACCTATTCCAAAATTAAAGGCGACACGGCTCTCTACCTTCCGGTAGGGACGCTTATGCCCTGGTCTAAGGCGAGCACCCCGGCTGGTTTTTTGTATTGCAACGGCGATGCTGTTTCTCGCACCGATTACGCTGACTTGTTTGATATTGTCGGAACGGTTTTTGGTTCTGGTGATGGGGTCAATACGTTTAATCTTCCAGACTTCAGCGACAGAGCGCCTATCGGTGCGAGTAACAACAGGGGTTTTGGCACGAACAATAACGCCGCTTTGGCCGATCAAACACCAACCATCGCGTTCCCATCCGCGACCCGTAACATGAGTGTGACGGATAACATAAATGTGACTGCCAGTGCCAATGTACCTATTCAGGCGCATAAGCACCACATGGCTTCTAACGAAACCAATCTTAGCGGAGTAAGTACCGCCAGCGCTAACTCACAAGTACGTGTTGGCGGCGGGACGGGCGACACGAACCAACGGTATGTTCTTTCGTCGACTAATTCATCGGCTAATCGTGGGCAAACAAGTAATCCGATCGGCGGCGGTGGTAACGGGGCACACACCCATAACATCGCAGGGAATGTAACTGCCTCTTTCAACCAGACAAACCTAACCGCTAATGCTAGTGCGATCGATGTTGAAAACCCGTATCTCGCAATTCGGTATGTGATAAAGTTTTGATATGAAATACGTTGCAAGAATAGAAGATAAGTACCTGTGGGCAGAAGACGGAACTAGTTTTTACTTTGTTCCCGAGCTTTGCGTGAGTGCGCGCGCTGGTCAGGACACTGATTTCACTCTCTACTTTGATCGGTTTCCCGCTGATACAACAAGTGTTAGCTACGACGAAGCTTCTGGCGAAGGGGCGTATACGATAAATGGAAACGAGCATTTTTCCGAAGACGGTGATTTGCGGTGCAGTCACTTGAAAACAATGTTTGAAAGCAATGTCGCAATGTTGGAGCACATGGAAGATGAGTAGTTACGGACAACTAAAAAGAGACGCTGCAATATTCGTTCCAGTCGGGCTTATATCCCCCTGGACAACGTCAACTGCTCCTAGTGGTTTTCTCTTGTGCGAGGGGCAACCGATTTCACGAACTGATTACGCTGCGTTATTTGCTGTTATCGGAACCACGTATGGCTTGGGTGACGGCAGTAGCACTTTTAACATACCGGACCTCGCTGGTAAGCAGTTTGTTTTTGACGACAGCAACACCACTTTGGCAGCTGACGCTGGTGCAGCCTCTGCCACAATCAACACTAACATCAACACGGCCTCGGCAAATATTTCTTCTAATATTAGTGGTAGCACCGCTAACTTTGCTTTAACAGCAAATCATCTGCCTGCTCACAAGCACAAGATGTTTGGCCCCAACCCCAGCAGACCCAGTAGCTTAAGAATTACAAGTCACTCGAATAGTAACGTAGCGCATGAAGGCTCTGGTGGTAACGCAGGGTATATTATGCAACGAGACCAGAACAATGCCACGCCCACCGCAGGTAATACTGGCAACGCTTATACCGGAAACGCTAACGGAGCTAACCATGCCCACGGGGCAGGAAGCCTAGCTGTCTCCAGTAATTATGGTGGAACCATTAACGCGACTACAGATAATGTTAGCTCCTTGCTATACACCAGCCTCGTGCTGAACGCGATTATAAAAACCTAGGGATAAAACATGCCTTTGATGAAACTCCAGTTCCGCCCCGGCGTCAACCAAGAAACCACTCGTTACATGAACGAGGGCGGCTGGTACGATTGCGACAAGGTCCGCTTTCGCTATGGTGTGGCGGAAAAGATCGGCGGCTGGACTCGGTACTCTGCCACAACTTTTGACGGTGTCTGCCGTAAAATGCATAACTGGGTTGCTTTGGACGGGTCTAACTACCTTGCCCTTGGCACACACCTAAAGCTCTACATTGAAGAGGGCACAAGCTACAACGACGTTACCCCTGTCCGCAGAACAGTAAACCTGACCTCCGGATCTCTTGAAACAACTGCCGGTAGCAGTGTTATAGCTGTTATGGATAACGGTCACGGTGCCATTACTAACGACTACATAAGAGTAACTAACGCTACGGGTTTCGACGGCATCCCTGCCGATGAAATCAACAAAGAGCATGTTGTTACTCGTGTGGACGGCAACACCTTCACTTTCACTGTTGAAAGTAACGCTACGGCAGGTGCAACGGGTGGCGGTACGCCTACTTTCACCTATGACATCAACACCGGCCTAGCCACAATTACCGGCGGCACCGGTTGGGGTGCAAGCACGTGGGGCGGTGAGACTGCCGCTGATGAAACTACTACGTTGGACGGTGCGATCACTGACAGCGCAACGACTATTTCACTGACGGACGCCTCTGGTTTCCCAAGTGCTGGTCAGATACGTATCGGTGACGAGTTAATTAACTACACGGCCAAGAGTTCAAACAACTTGACCGACTGTACTCGAGGTGTTGAAAGCACAACAGCCGCCGCTCACTCAGACGACGCAACGGTCGCAGCGAGCACTAACATGACCGGCTGGGGCGAAGCAGCTACAATCTCTGTTACAGCGGGTACGGAAGCGCGGCTTTGGTCCTTTGATAACTTTGGTGAAGACCTAATTGCCAACGTTAGAGACGGTAACATCTATTATTGGGACAAGAGTAATGGTCTAAACAACAGGGCCGCAACTTTAAGCACGTTGACTGATGCAAGCGGTACTCCGACAATTGCGCGTCAGGTTATTGTTTCTGACCGTGACCGCCATGTAATTGCTTTTGCATGTGATAAAATCGGCAACGTTGGCACACAAGACCCGCTTTTGATCCGCTTCTCTGATCAGGAAAACGCGGTTGACTGGACACCAACAGCCACCAACACCGCTGGTGATTTGATTATTGGTTCCGGTTCCAAGTTCGTAACAGCCGTCGAAACCAAGCGTGAAATCCTGGTCTACACAGACGCGTCGCTTCATACCCTTAAATTTATCGGCGCTCCATTTACTTTTGGTATTTCTCAGATCTCAACTGGTATCAGCATCATCGGCCCGAATGCTGCTGTCGCTGTGAACGACTCTGTTTTCTGGATGGGTGAAAATCAGTTCTATGGTTATGACGGCCGCACAACACAGATTCCGTGCTCTGTTCGTTCAAAAGTGTTCGAAGACCTGAACTTGGATCAGCGTGAACTTGTAACCGCTGCGCTTAATTCTCAATACAACGAAGTATGGTGGTTTTATCCGTCGCTTAACTCGACAGAGAACGACAAGTACGTTGTCTATAACTACGAAGAAAAAGTCTGGTATTTCGGTGAACTGTCTCGTACTGCTTGGGTTGACGCTGAAACGCGTTCGTTCCCTGTAGCCGCCGCCCCTGACAACAATTTGTACAACCACGAGAACGGCAACGACGACGGGTCGAATAACCCGGCTACCCCGATTACCTCTTTTATTGAAAGCAGTCCCGTGTCACTGGATTCAGGCGACAACTACATGCTGACCAATAAAGTCTTACCGGATATCACGTTCACTGGTTCAACAGGCACTGATCCCGAAATGACATTTGAGATGAGGGCGTACAACAATCCGGGTGAGTCCTACGGCGAAGCACTAACCAAAGACGTGGCCCGCGCCGCCACGAGCCCAGTCGAGCAGTACACAGACGAGTTGTTTATGCGACTTCGTGGTCGTTCCTTCTCACTTCGTTTGAGTAGCTCGGAACTCGGGACTCAATGGCGGGTTGGTATTCCACGTGTTGAAATACGTCCAGACGGGAAACGATAATGCCACAACGATCACTTGTACCACCCACAATTGCCGATGCACCGGAAGAGTACCGCCGCGAGTACACCTCCGACGTGGTCCGTGCTTTGGAGCTTTTGATCGAGCAGGTCAACTCTGAAGGTGAGCTTCGTGCTTCGGCATTGGACAGCACTAAATCACCTTTGGTTCTCAAGGACCTACCTACGTCTGCCTCGGGACTTGAAACGGGGTCAGTATATCGTGATGTACTGGGCAATCTGAAGGTGGTAACGTAACGGTTTTTTGGCTATAATGAGCCAACAGAGGAAAGTATAATGCAAGGTATTCAATCACTAGGACCGGGTGTAGCTGAGAAAATGGCTGCTATGGGTCGTTATGACGATGATCAAATCGCTCACGTAGCTGAGGGTGAAGTCATTGTCCCTGCTCCGATTCTTAAATACTACCCAGAAATCAAAGAGCAGGTCTTCTCCGCGATTAAACAGGAAGGGTTGAACCCCGAAGAGTTTATCGTCGGTGGTGAAATGGTTGCTATCAACCCCCGCACCGGTGTTCAAGAGTTTGGCTGGCTTTCAAAGACCTTTAAGAAGCTCAAAAAGATTGTTAAAAAAGCGGCGCCTTTACTCTTAGCCGTTGCTCTACCCATGGCGGCACCGGCTATTTTTGGTGCTGGTACAGTTGCGTCAGCTGCGTTGACTGGTGCTGCTGCCGGGGGTATTGGAAGCCTTGTTCAGGGTAACAGCTTAGAAGACTCTCTAAAAGCTGCTGCCGTCGGCGCTACAATTGGCGGTGTTACCGCCGGGGTATCAGGAAAACCTATGACGGCTGCTGGTAAACCAGCGCCAGTGGCGACGCCGAGCGCTACCGGGTCAACAAGCACCGCTTCTACAGCAGCTGGTACTTCTACAGCTGGCAAGGCCCATGCCGATGTGATCAAAGCAGGTATGGATGGCTCTGCTGCTTCTACGACTGGTGGCGTACAGGTCGCTGACGCTTCTAGCGTCAGCGGTACAATGACTAATGCGGCTCAACCTGGAAGCATGACTGATTATCGTCAGATGCAAACTCTTGGAAAAATCGCTCCCCCTGCTCCCGCCAACCAAGTTACACAACAGATGATAGATAGTCTACCGCCGCAGCCTGCCATTCCGGGTACCTCATCAACGGCAGCGGCGACAAGTACCAGCGGTGGTATCGCGGACCTGGGGACGACTATGGCAGACATCCCCAACTCAGCGAGCCTGTATCCGAGTCCAACTGAGGTTGTCCTTCCGGGCGGTGGACCGCGTATAGGACCCACCGTTCAAGCAGCAAAAGCTGGCACCCTGGTCCCCCCGACCCCTGAACCTGGTTTTTTCCAAAACGTTGCTTCTGAATTTAAGCAAAACCCGATTGGCGCGACCACCGGAACCTTAAGCGGTGCCTCTCTTCTTTATGGGCTTGCAGGCGGTGGCGGAGAGCCACAGCAGGAGGACACAAGCGTCAGCCGCGAAGATATGATACAAATGATGGGTGGCGAAGATTTCCAAAACTATCAAGGTAGAGTAGCGTCCGGGATATTCTACAACCCCGAAACACAGCAGTTTCAGGACGTGCCATATGCGGCTAACAGTGGTATAGTTACAGCAGCAGCTGGTGGTCATATCAATGGCCCTGGAACAGGGACTTCGGACAGCATCCCTGCATATCTGTCTGACGGTGAGTTCGTCATGACAGCCGACGCAGTTAAAGGCGCTGGTAACGGCGACCGTCAGAAGGGTGCCGCAGCAATGTACGCTATGATGAACAAGTTTGAAGGACAAGCATAATGGCAGCACCAGGCGCAAGTGGAGCAAGCTCCCAACTCTCAGCACAACTCAAAGAGCTTGAACAAACTCAAGCAGATAATGCACGGCTGAAAGCTGAAAACGAGAAGCAGGCGAATCAGATTTACGGGTATCAACAAGGTTTTGACCCTGCTCTTGCTGGTAGTTCTCCGCTTTACAGCGACAGCACCAACCTAGCGGACAGCCTTCCTAAGAAGGCAGATGTCTCTGTTACAATGAGCCGCTTGGCTCCGTATCAGGAAGAGATGCAAAAAGACATCTTCCGGTCAGCCCGCGCGTTAGCCGACCATCCTGTTATGACTCCGGATCAACAAGTTGCCGGTTTCGACCCGCTTCAGCAGGCTGCTATAACCGCAGGGCAAGAACAGATTCTTGGTGTCCGCGATCCGGAAACCGGTCAGCTTATTAGTGAGGGCACCGGCATTGGCGGTTATCAGTCGTTCCTGCAAGAGGCTCAAGCTGGTACACGTGCCGCAACTGGTCAGGCGCTTCGTGCCGAAGGAATGTACGATCCGGCTGCGACACAGCAGTTCATGGACCCGTTCCAGCAAGAAGTAATCGACGCATCTATGCGTGACATCTCTCGTGCCGGTGAAATGGAACGTCAAAAACTTTCTGATGCCGCAGTTGGCGCCGGAGCTTTCGGCGGCAGCCGTGACGCGCTTTTGCAAGCGGAACAATACCGTGGTCAGATGAAACAAATGGCTGACACATCCGCTCAACTCCGCTCTGCTGGTTACAATCAGGCGGCGCAAATGGGCATGGGTGCATTCGAAGCTGCCCGAGGTCGCGATCTGGGAATTGCTGGGCTATTTGGTCAGACGGCTGGTCAGACGGCTACGCTGGGTACACAGGCACAGGCGCAAGCTGGGCAGGATCTTGCCACGCTTCAAGGCTTGGGCGGTATGTCACAAGCACAACAACAAGCCACGTTCGACGCACAACGTGCTACGGAACTGGAACGCTTATATGAGCCGTACAAACGTGTCGGCTTTATGGCGGATATCATGGGTGGTACGCCGAGTACGCAGTCTTCAATGACCGCCACTCCTCAACAGCCGGCGGCGCCGGGGCCAAGCAGTGCTTCACAGTATATCGGTCTAGGTATGGCGGGCCTTGGTGCTTTAGGTCAAATGGGCTACCAGCCTTTTGGCTCCTCGTCAACAAAATAGTAGGGAAATAAGCCATGGGATTATTAAAGAGAATGCTCGAAGAACAAAGAAAAAGAAAAGAGCAAGAAGAGATGGCGCGCCTTTTGAACGGAGGGACGCAATCAATGGGTCCTTCGAGCTTTGTCGCGTATCCGGGGCAGGCTCCAATAGGCTATAATAAAGGCGGTGTTGTTGGTGAGCACCGTAAAATGTTCCGTGAGCCGGGCCTCGCTCGTCAGGCTCTTGGTATCCTTGCATCTTCCAAAGACTTAATGCAACAAGCGCAACCGCAAGCGCAACCGCGTATGCGAATGGCGCAAGCGGGCGCTGTAGACCAGTCGATGTTTGCCCAAGCAACTCGAATGGTTGATGGCATGATTGCATCCGGTAAAGCTCCAGCAGCTAACCGCGATGCTGCGATTAACAACCTATACCGGTATTACGAGAACCGGCAGCAGCAGCAGCAAGCTCCGGCTCCCCGCATGCAGGGTTATATGAATCCGCAGTCTGGTCCAATCGATACAACTGCTGCTCGGGGAATACCCGCGGCAGTTGGTGGAGCAATCGCTGATTTTAAAGGTGCTGGTATCGGCTCAATGCTCGGTCCAGAGCAAGTTGACACCCCTGCCCCTGCCCAACCGGTGGATTCTGGTCGAGCTTTGTCAGGATTTTCGAGGAGCTTGGACCCAGGCCTGGAAATGGAGCGGCGCGAACAACGTGCTCTGGCCGAGAGAGTGTTTAAAGAGGCTGGCGGTCAAGACGAAGTTAGTGCTTCCCCTATCTCTGTTGATGACGAAGTTAGTGCTTCCCCTATCTCTGTTGACGACGAACTTGTAAAAGCTAATCAACAAGCTGCTGCGGAACAAGCTGCTGCGAACGAAGCTGCTAATAAAGCTGCTGCTGCGAAAAAATCACCTGACGAACAAGATGTTGCAGTGGACACAGCCGCTGGGAACGCTGATTCTGACGACAACGCAGTTGTTGCAGACCAGTGGGAACAGTGGAAAGAGACCACTGGAAACCAAAATAAAGACGATTTTTGGAATGCTATTATGATGGCTGGTCTAGGTATAGCGGCAGGAGAGAGCGACGATGCCGTAACGAACATTGCCGCTGGTGCGATTGCCGGCCTCAAACAGTACAACAGCAGGCGAGACGCCCGTGAACAATCCATGTTTACTCGTTTCATGCAAGAGAAAGAGCTTGAGCTATTAGAGCGTAAAACAGCGTCTACTGAGAAAACTGCTGACGCTGCAATGAAGCGAGCAGAGCTCGGCTTGGCAGCAAAACCTACCGACGAATCCAATACCGTACAGGATTTCAGCAAGCGCATGTCGGCATTTGATGCGCGTCTATTGGCCAATGCTAGAGACCCGGCCCAGACCCTTCGCGACATTCAAGCTCAACAAGCTTTCGATATAATGAAACAACAGGGTAAAAAACCAGGTGACACTATCAAGCCACTTGCTGGTGGAACCTTCGAAGTAAACAGGCTGGGTAAACTCGTAGAGGTGACGTTCTAATGGCGGACAAGTTTGTCCTCAGAGAACGCGAAGTTGACGACAGGCTGCCTGCCGCCGAAGAAGAGTTTGTCCTCAGAGAACGCGAAGTTGACGACAGCCTCTCTGCCGCCGAAGAAGAGTTTGTCCTCGGAGAACGCGAAGTTGACGAAAACCTTCCCGAATATGTTCAGAACCGTGAGGGCGAATACGAAGGCTTCTTTACCGAGCTTGGTGAGGGCGTTGTGTCCGGCGGCATTGGTATCGGCCAGGGCATCGCGGAACTCGGAGCTTCTGCTTTTGACCTTGTTGCTGACACCGACTACGCAAGTTCAATAACACAATCCGCTGACGACCTTCGCGATCGTCTGGGCGTTGACCCGGAAGGTGTTGCTGGGGCCATCGGTGAAATCGGGGTCCAGTTTGTTCTTCCCGGCATGGCGGCGGTTGGCGCTGTTAGCAAACTGTCGAAACTCGGACGTATTGCTCGCGCCTCCAAAGCAAAACCCAACTTGATTGGTATGTCTCGCTCTCAGAAGCTGGGGCTACTTGCTCAACAATCAGCGGCGGCGGGCCTAACGGATGCTGTTGTCGCGACAGACAATATTCGAACAATTAGTGATTTCTTTGACGGCGGGCCCTTGACGACCGACCAAGCAATTGGGCTAACGGGTCGCGACGAAGCTGCCCGTCGTCTTCTTAATAACCTTAAGATTGGTACGGAAGGAATGGCCGCTGCGGCTGCTCTCCCCTTTGTTGTTGGAAAAGCAGTGTCGACCACAGGCAAAGTGCTTGGAGCCACTGGTAAAGTTGTCGCGAGTACCGGAGCCGCGCAGTCGGTAGGTAAGGTCGCTGTCGCCGCGGGCGAAAAAGTCGGTAAGAAAATGGCTGATATCGAAGCTCGCATCATGGATCCCACAGGGTCGGTGTCATCTTTCGAAAACTTTGCGTACACAGTCCGGGCCTCTCTTTCGCCTCGAGGTAACCTCCCTCAAGAAGTCGCTGAAGAAATGAGCTTTATTCCCGGTATGACGGAGGCTCAGGTCAGGGTTGTTGGCCAACGTTTTGCTAGGTTCGACAAAGAATTAAATAAGTTTGAAAAGTCGCTTCCGAAGGCTCGTTTATCTGAGTTTCACCGGCAAGAGATGTATGACACTTTGTTCGAGTACCTGAGCACGGGCACCGCTTCTGTTTTGAATCGACTTCCTCAAGGCGCTCAAAAACCCGCCTCGTTAATGCGGAGTCAGGTTAATGATCTCGGAACCGATATTAAGAACAGCAACATTTTAAACAAAATGGACGAAATAACTCCAGCAAAGGGCCAACCCTCTGCGGATCAAATTCGTAATCTTATCGACACCAACATGGACTCTTATTTACGGCGCCGGTACCGCATGTTTACCGACGCAAGTTACAAGCCGGATGCTCAGACACTCGAAGTCGGTCGTCAGGGGTTTTTAAGCAACCCCAAAGAAACACTACGAGAGTTGAAGTTCATCGTAGAACGCGGCGGAGAAGAAGCAGCCTCTAAGGCTAGGGCTTTGTTGAACCCTGAAGAGTCCGCGTTACTAAGCACAACGGTAACGCCGGAAGCCGCTGAGCAAGCGATGGAAGGGTTTTTACGCCGACACTCTCCCAAGGCCCGGATGGATACAGAGGTTAAAACTGTTGCTAAAGACCGGTTGAACGTAAGCCTTTTAAACGACCGCAAACAAATGCAAGAGTTTGAGCGTCGGTTGTTGGGTGAAGTAAAAGATGCTCGTGAAGCTGTTCTCGGAACGGTTTCTGATTTGGCTGGTTTCAGGGCTATCGACCAGTTTCATGGGAAGGTTGCCAGGCTCGCGCAGGAAGACAAAGGGATTGGTAAGTATTTTGTCAGCCCAGACGATGTCGCGCCGCAGGGCTATGCTACCTTGAGCGGTAAAGAGTTCGGTGTTTTAGAGGGCTACAGAGTCCCACAGCGAATGGCCAAAGACTTAACCCGCCAGGCAGTGGGTCAAGAGGAAGGCCTGTCGATGGCTATGCGAGCCACCTACGGCAGCTTTCTTAAAATGAAGGGCCTGTCTCAGTTCGCTAAAACAGTTCTTTCACCTATTACACAAATCCGGAACGTAACTACTGCCTCTGCTTTCGCGTTGGCTCAAGGAAACGTAGGCCGAGGTGCCAATCTGGGCGAGTCTTTGCATATTGTATTGAAGGACATTGCTAAAGAGGGTGATGAAGCGTTGATGAAAGAGCTTGTTGAGCTCCAAGACTTGGGTGTTATCGGCGCACAAGCACAACTCAAAGAGCTTCAAGAACTTATTACTAAAGGTATGAGCCGTCGTGATGCCACCACTGTTGAGGGCATCGAAGTAGGCGCAGAGTTCGGTAACATCCTGAGACAAGGCACACTCGGTGACTTCTACAACAGCGCGGCTAAAAAGATTCGCCCCGTTACGGACAAGCTCACTGACTTTTACCAAGGCGGTGATAACGTCTGGAAGATTTATAACTACAAGTTTGAGCAGAGCAAGCTTAGTAACGCCCTACGCGGCATGGAACTGCCCGATCAGATCAAGACTCTAAACACGTTGGGCGCAAGGCTTGCCGATGACGCGAGCGAAGAAATGGTCGAACGTGCTATCCGAGACCAGTCGGCCGACATCGTCCGCAACGTTGTGCCTAACTATAACAAAGCCCCTGAGTTTATCCGTTCATTACGTAAAGCCCCAGTTGGTAACTTTGTAGCGTTCCCTTACGAGATCTATCGTACTGGTTTCAACACTATCGAGCGTGGTCTTAAAGAGCTAAGTTCTGAAAGCGCAGCTATTCGTGAGATTGGCCTTCGTCGACTAACCGGGGCCGCGACAACTTTCGCCGCGCTACCCGCCGGTGTGTCCGCATTAGGTTATGGTCTTACTGATGTCACCGAAGAAGAGATGGCTGCATACAAGCGCTCCGGTGCCCCGTCTTGGGAAAGAAACTCTCGTCTTGTCCCAACTGGGAGAAACGACAAAGGCCAGATTACGTATGTAAACTATAGTTACTCCAATCCATACGACCTATTAGAGCGTAGTATTCAGACTGTCTTGAACGAAGTGGAGACAGGGCGCCAAATGGAATACGATGTTGGCCGGGTTGTTTTCAACGCGGGCTCTCAAGCAATGCTAGAAAGTATGAGTTCGTTTATCGGTCCAGCTATTATGACAAACAAAGTGTTGGATATTAGCCCCACGGCGGCGGCGGGTCGAGGGGGTCGCACGGAAACAGGTGCTCGAGTTTATAACCCAGAGGATTCTGCTGGCGACAAGATGGCCAAGTCTTTCGTACATGTTCTAGACGGTATTATGCCTAGTGCTTCTCCTTTCCAGGTTCGTAGCGGCAAGCTCGAGGCCGGACGTTTCCTCCGCGGTTTTACAACATCCATTGGAATTAACGAAGCCCTCGGGATTGCTCCCGATGACAGGCAGGGGCGCGAATATGAACTCGGTAACGAGCTTATGCGAGCTTTCACAGGTATAACTGAGCTTACCGTCGACCCTTCTCGTAATCTTGGATACAAAGGTTTCGAGTTTACTCGAGCACGTACCAATGCTTCAAACATCTTTAACCGCGAGGCTAACGCAAGCAACGCCACATCCGAGTCTTTGCTGGACGCCTACGTCAAGGCGGATAACGCACGTTACCGCGTGTACAACGAGTTCTATAGCACTGTCCGAGATTTCCGGACAATGGGTATGAGCGACAGGGAGATCCGCAAGGTTTTGAAAGAATCGAAGGTCGGTGACATTAATTCGATTATGCGGAACCGGTACAAGCCACTGAGCCCAAGCGAGCAAATTAAAAAGAACATGCGTAGGGTTGGTTCGTTTTCGGAATATCCTCGTTTAGAAATCCGCCGGATCCAGCGGGAACGCCGTAACATGGAGTTCTCTAGCCCAGAACCCGCCGAGGATGACTTCTCTAGGGTTTTTCAACCCATTGAAAACGTTGAAGAAAAACGACCTCTCTCGTCCCCTAGAATGTCGGCAGCAGTACCTATGCCCGCCGCTACAGGACCAGAGGCATCGTTTGATGTCTCAGATCTTGCGGAAACCTACGCATATCCTGGTACCAGTAATATTGTGATGAACAATATTTCTCGTAACTCTATTTTGGCCAGCGCTAAGAAGTTCGGTCAAACCCCACAGCAATTAATTGAAACAACAGGGTTGCAACCAGTCACTCCCGACGCTAGTCTGCTTGGAGATGATCCGGTGTCTATTGCTCGGAACATGGAGATCGCGCAACGCACCCGGAGGGGATAATGGACTGGTCGAAATACCCGAACTTTACTGAAAAAGAATTTGCTTGTTCTCATTGCGGGGAAAGTAAAATGAACGAGGCGTTTGTAGCAAGGCTCCAGTCCCTTCGATCTCACTACGGTAAGAGCATGACAATCTCAAGCGGCTATCGTTGTCCCGAACACCCAATCGAAAAGAAGAAAGCAAAACCTGGGACACACGCCAGCGGGCATGCCGCGGACATTAAAGTCTCTCAAGGCGCGGCCCTCGAGCTTTTGACGATGGCTGTTCGCAGCGGTGCATTTACTGGAATAGGCATAGCTCAAAAAGGCCCACAAAGTTCTCGCTTCCTACACCTGGACGATAAGCCGATGGGTCCTACTCGCCCCACAATCTGGTCGTACTAATGATACCTCCTTCCGCGGAAGTACACACCGGGGACATCGGGGAGGCTGTCTGCCTTCTAAGGCTTCGGCAGATGAATGTTCCTTGTGAGATCGTGCAACTCGGAACTACTGACATCATAGCCATGGTCGGGATTAATCCTGTTCGAGTTCAAGTCAAATCATCTCGTCTTGTGTTTGAAGGTAAACGTAAAGGCGGGGACAAGTACCCCATCAAAGCGACTTACCACTTCTCAGTAGCCAAGGGTAGCAAAGTAAAGGTTGCTCTGACGGAGGCTGATTGTGATGTACTTGCGTTGGTTAGCGTCGAGCATGAAAACATCTTGTTCCTACCAATGTCCGGTATCCGGCACCAGAAAACAAAGCGTGTCTCGGAAGACGAGTACAGAGACAAGGATCTCGCAACAACCAGCTGGAGTAAGGCTATCAGGAAGCTGTACTAGGCGGCTCTACCCAACCATTAATTATAAAGGCATGGCGTTGACCAGACCAGATTTTTGAAACTCGGTGCCAGGCACCCGGATCTAGGACAACGCATCTGTTGAACCGTGGAGCTATACGCTCTACTTCCGTACGTGTTTCATCGGCTCCCTGTATTTCCAGGAACCCTCCCCATAACGAATGCTGTGTCGGGTACAGTACGCAAGACCAGTCGGCTGGAACCAGGTGTTCATACCCTTCGTCCCTGTCTACGTGCCATTGATTATTGTTGCCCTCATTGTACCAGTACTCAAACCCGCATAGCCCACGTAACTCAAAATGATTTCGACAAAACGCGACGATGTCGTGGGCAGGGGCTTGCTTTGTACCTCCGTCCCACCATTGAACCCCTTTGAAGGGTTCGACATAGTCCGTCAAGCTATCGGGTAGAAAGTCGTCTAATACAATCACTTGGTCTTCGTTCGGTGGACGGGCGGTTTAATCTCATTAAAGCAGGGGCTTTTAAACAACGGCTCAGATTGCGCTGTCCCGCTCGGACGCTTCTTGAGCTTGTAGTACTGCACCATCACACCCCACTTCCGGATACCCGACTTGGTCTCTGCGATGTTGAACGTACGGGTTGCGCTAAATCCCCAGCCTCCCCAAAAGCGCATCCCGATCATCGGAACACGGAACTTGTGATAGGGTTTTGATTGAATGAACCCATGAATCCAGCTGTCCCAGGATACGGTTAAGGGCCCAATTCGCCAACATTTCGCCATATATAAAAGAGGCTCTTTGTGGCACCCTGTAACCTCGCCCTCAATAATAAAGGAAGAAGCTCCGGTGTCCGAGTGCCAGCAGCACACTTTTTGATTGTGTACAATCCAAGGCTCCTTCGGCTCTTCTAAGAAGTAGTGCCGGATGTACAGCTGTGTCATCTCTCTATCGTATTTCATTATTCAATCTCTCCCCAGTTGTCACCCAAAGCCAGGTCAATCTTAAATGGTACCAGAGCAGGGGTGCATGTTTCCATAATTTCTTTTATTTTGTTTGCTTGACTTTCACTGTCGACATTAAAGCAAAGCTCGTCGTGCACGGTTAACAGCGGAACAAAGCCTTCCTTGTAGCACTCTACCATCGCACGTTTCATCTGGTCGGCACTTGAGCCTTGGATCAAGCGGTTCAGTGCTTTGTAGGTGAAGGCGCGTTTGAGAGACTCACGTGAGCCATGCTGTTGCCGTGCTTCATCGAAAGGTAGTGCACGATGTAAGCCATATCTTCGCGGCTCCCACATGTCGAACCGGCACTTGCGGCCAAGCACTGTGCGAATGGAACCATACTCTTCCGCTCTTTTAGATACAGCATCAGCCAGCCCTTTAACAAACGGAACAGATGTGTTGTACTCAGCCAAGAGATCCTTCGCTTCTTCTTTCTCGATGTCCAACACACCAGCAAGCTTCATAATACCCATGCCGTACATGATACCGAGGTTGACCGTCTTCGCATCTTTACGGGAGATACCAGCCATGTCTGCCACCATTTGGTGAAAGTCCGCGTCATCCTCTTGGTACTGACTAATAACTTCATCGATCTTAGGGTGGCGAACAGCGCCCGACAGTGAACCAGAATAGTGTGCCAGCCAACGCGGCTCCTGGGAAGCGTAGTCAAAGCTGCCCCACTTGCTGCCCTCATCGGGAACAAACAATCCTCGGATTGCTTTTTTAATTAGTGGGTCACGAGCAGGTATCTGCTGGAGGTTGGGGTTTGAGGAGGAGAACCTACCCGTGACCGTTCCACCATCATCCGAACGGAGAGGGTGAAACTCTGCGTGAATACGTCCTTTATGCGAAAACTTAAAAATGTTTTCGATAAACGTTGTATTCGCTTTATTGAATTCTCGTAGACGTAAAACGTTAGCCGAGATCTCATGCTCACTCTGGCTAAGAAATTGTTTCGTGAAACTCGGAGCTTCCTTCGCTGTACGCGGATAGGGTATGTCGAGTTTGTCGAATGCTTTAGCCAAGGAGTTAGCAGCCCAAGGCTCAACCTGGAAGCCGACAGCTTGTTCAATCTTGTGGTGCAGCTTCTTCTCTTCTCCAGTCAGGAAATCCCGGGCTTTCTGGGCTCCCTCAAGATCTACCTTTACACCTTGCCAACGCATGTCCTGGATTAGCGGTGTTAACTCGGTCTCCAGTTCAAAAATACTCGACACCTCTTCTTTCACTATCTCTGGCTTCAACCGGTTCCAAAGCCGTAGAGTAATGTCCGCATCTTGTTCGGCGTAGCGTCCTACAAAGCGGGACGGCAAACGCCACATCTCTGCCTTGGGGTCGAAGCCATAGTCCATGGCCGCGGCGCGTAAGGTCTTCTCGCTCTTGCCTTCTCCCAAGTAGTCGATCGTCAGGGAGTTAAGGTTGTACCAGCGCCTGTTCTCATTGATCATAGCAGCGGCAACCATCGTATCGTAAACAGTTCCGTTGACTTTGATGCCGGCCCAGCGCAACCAGCCAAGGTCATACTGTGCGTTATGCATGACTTTTGGCACGTCTGTTTCGCAGATTTTCTTAACAAACGCCATGACAGATTTCTCCGGCATATTGCCTCCGCCCTCGTGGCGAATTGGGAAGTACCCGCAGAAGTCTCCGTAAGCAATCGCTATGCCGCAGATGAAGCCGTCGTTACGAACCCATCCGGGGCCGCGTGTCATAAGGTTGGGGTCTGATGTCTCCAAGTCAATCGAGATAATGTCAGCGTCTTCGAAGCCCCGAGGGAACCCGGCGGGGGGTGACCAGTCTTGGTCCAACGCACCGTACGCCACATCCTTGATGTCACTATCTGGAACATCTTCTAGCTTCTGAAAAAACCCTAGTTGTCCGCTCATATTTCGTATCTCCATTTTCCGCGTCCTTCAATCAAGTGAAGGTTGTGTTTGGCACGTGTCATGCCGACATAAAAAGCCCGGGTCTCACTGTCGGGATCGTTCATTGTCTGACACGCACGAGATGTCTCTAGCATCAAGGCAACATTGTCAGCCTCTCCGCCTTTAGCTTTGTGAATCGTTGATAGTTTAATACGGGGGTTATCCGGGTCCAACGTTTCCCCTGCTTGCAGGACTGAACGTAGGTACAGAACATCTGTTGCCTGTATGTTTAGAAGAGCTTCATACCAAGGGGCACGGTCTCCAAACATATCAGTAGTCTGCTCGAGAAGTTTAGCTACGTCATCGTAAGACATTACTTCTTCGGCAGCCATTGCATCAAAATGCGCTTTGCCTCTTCGGCGGATCGGCTTTGTCATTACTATAAAAGCCCACATATTTTTCAATTCATCACGATTTATCGTAGAGCCCTTCACCAGTCTTGTCCATGCTTTTGCCGCATCAATAACCTTCTGCGAAACGCTGAACCCGGTACCCGGCCGGAAGAACAAAAGCCCCATCTCTTTCATGCGTGTAGCTACTTTGTTGGCTATGTAGTTTGTTCGGCACAACACGAGCCACTGGCCTTCAGTGAGGTCTATGTTCTCAAGGTCGTAGTGAAAGTTAATGGAGCCCCTACGCTCCGTGGGCTTCCATTCTTTTGGATAACGCTCCGCTACCCGTTTAATCAAGCGACCCGAAACTTGGTGCACATCAAACGGAACACGGTAACTCTGCTTGAGAACTGTTGCATTTTTGCAACGGCTGATAAAGTCCCCGGGATCGACCCCCATCCACTCATAGATGCATTGGTCATCGTCACCCGCATATACAACCTCGTGTGTTTTCTCAGCAAGTTTGTCCACCATAGCCCACTGTAAAGGAACTAGATCCTGCGCTTCGTCGACAATAAGTAAATCAAACTCAGGAGAATCCCCTCGTTCAACGAACTGTTCAACCATATCCGTAAAGTCGATCTTTCCTAGCGCTTCCTTATAGTCGATCAAACCTTTGTTGATGATCTCTAGCTGGCGGTAGTCAAGGTTGTCATAGTTACTCAGGGAGAACTGTTCCCTCATGCTTACACCACGAACACGCGCCATATTAATAATCGACAGGTACACGTCGCCTGGAGAACCCATCCGGAAGAACTCACCATCGTTCACGCCCATGCTACGGGTAGCTCGAAACTCGACGCCGAACAATTCTTCCATGCGTGTGTAGTCTGACGACGACAAAACATCTTTGGTGCTTAGCTTCAGTTGATGAAAGGCAAGAGAGTGTAGTGTGCGAAAGTAAGGCATTGCTTTAATGTCTAGTCCAAGCTCGGACGCCGCGCGAGTACGCGCTTCCTCCGCAGCCTTCTTACTGAAAGACACAAACGCGATACGGTGTGGGTCGACGCCTTCGCGTAACCGTTCCTTCACAAGGTTGATCAGTGTGTAAGTCTTGCCGGTGCCGGGCGGACCGAGTATTGCTCTCGGCTCCATCACTCATCCTCCACGTAGGGCAGAACAAAGATAGGTGTCGTATCCCCCACATAAGACCCTAACACATTATAGTCGAAGTGTTCCCATGCTTCTTCTTCTGTCATGCCATCGCTAGCGACGAAGCACTTTATAACTAGGGCGGTATCATACACAAGCACGTCTTCAAACCCGCAGCGTGAACCGACGCCGATAATAGCCTCGTCGAGGTAGTCTGGTAGCTTCATCAAAACGGTACCTCCTCCCCGCGTACGTCAGGTTGTGGTATGTCCGGCTCTGATCCAAACTCTGGTGTCGACCAAACCCGAATTACTTTTGACTTGCCCTTAGTGTCGGCGAAGCGGCGGGACTCACTGGCTGTCTGGCCACCGTTCAGTTCCTTCAAGCGCTCTTGTATTTGACCACGTGTATAGGCGTTAAAGTTTTTAACACGCAGGAACTCCATAAACGAATCGAGGCGGAAATACGTACGGTTATCTTCTGTCCACGGCTTGCCAAGCATGAGCTCTTCGGCAGACTGAGCTTGCACACGGCCGTTGCAAAACCCTTCAAGCATGTCCACAAACTGGCCTTTATATGTAAGCTCTTCGGGAACCTCAATAACAACCATTTGCTGCATCAGCCCGTTAACCGCAATTTCCCAATCGCTTTTCTTAACTTCGGGAGGCATAAAGTTTAGCTGCTCCATACACGCACGTTGGAAGCGTTGGAACATTTGAAGCTCCTCGGTGCTTACTTCTATGCGACCACCGTTAACATCCACGAACCATACACGTGGGTCAGACTCGACGACAGACAACCCGGTAACTTCGACAGAAGTTCCGCCGCCAATACCGTACTCGGCCCGACGACAAGCGGACTTATCACAATGGTCTTTAAACGGAGACTGGTTGCACATGTAAAAATATTCTTTGCGATCGATCGATTGTTGAATCGAAACAACTTCCGACGCAGACATAGGCGGGTTGCAGTACGTTTGATTATCTTTTTCCAACTGCTGCTGCCAGCTACTCGGATCTTGGTTCTTGCGGTAGATAGCCATCTGGGTCATAGCCAGATTACGCTCACCGGAACCGAACGACTTCAGCGCCATAATGAGTAGACAAGGAGGGGCGCCGGGCATGTCCGATGAACTGTCCGTGACTTCGATCGACATGAACTTATTGGGTGATACAGCTATCTTTTCCGCTTTGTCGAGAAACTCGTCCAGAGAAAGCTCATTGCCTTTCGCGTCCATCGCAGGGCGTGTCGTAAGATCAGCATCAAAATACGGAAGGTTAATGAAGTTGCCGACATCCCCACGCTCAACAAGAAGCTGCTCTTGCTTCGGAAAGACTTCGCTGCCTCCGTGTCCAAGTATAGCTGACACTTCTGATAGCTTGTCTCGCATATCCGCCGCAGGAATCCAACCTTTGACAAAGAAATATATGTGCGCTCCACCAGACTTGCTCCGGCAAACAATAGCAGGAAGCTTAAGGCCAGCGCACTGGCGAGCAATAGCAGGAAGGTCGAGCGGATAAACATCCACATCAATAACACCGAAACGACAATCATTTCTTTCCGTGATAGGTATTGATCCAACGCCTTGCTCTCCGTCTAAGTGCTTTTGCACTAAGGCTTGTGTGAGTGGTTCTCTGATAATACGCGATTTGGCCTCTTGTTTACCACCGCGACGAGAGTCTGAAATTGTTGTCTGTCCATGCGCTGCACCGAAACCTTCGAATACAGCCATGAACCGCGTGACTGTATCAGTCATTAGTTCACCTCAAAAAAAAGAATGCGGGGCACACCGTAGCGTACCCCGCACCAAATTAAAACGGCATTTCTTCCGAGACAGCAGTCGTCGGTGTGTCCGTTTCCAAGTCAGGATCTTGTGCGGCCTTGACTTCGCCCTCGTTTACCATACGAGCAAAATCTTTTGCGCGTTCGTAAACAGTGGCGTCATCCACAAAACCCTGTTTGCCAACAATCTTCCAAGACTGCCAGCTTCCCATGTCGTTAGACCGCTCGTCTGTCGACAGGTTCCAGATGATGCTGAACGAAGGAGCCTTGAAAGACTTTGCTCCGCTCTTAACTTCTTGCATCGCAACCATTGTGTTCCATTGACGGGACACTTTTAGGTTCGAAGACTTCATGTCTAGGATAGCTGTTTGCCAGCCACCTGTCTCTGGGTCTTCAATCATTACGTAGTGCTGTGCAGACACAACGAGCTCGTTACCGTTAGGCATGATCTCTTTGTTGCCTTCACGTTTGGCGTTCAAGACGCTGGGGCTGTTAGCCGCCAGTTCGCCGTGGAAGCCGCCGCCATCTTCGTAGGGTGTGAACTCTAAGTACTTCTTCACAAAGCCGCACGGAATTACACGTACCCCGTTTTCAGCTTTCCAAAACTGGCGCGTAACAGTGTTAAACATATCACCCTGTTCTGCTCCGTCGATATACTTATCGTTTTTCTTCTTGAGCTCTGGGGACACAGGCTGAAGAACACGAAGGAACGGGATCTGTAAATCGTCCTGCGTAAAGTTCTCGGTACCTGCACCGGCATCCTCAAGAAAGGTGTCCAACATTGCTGCTGGGAGACCCGCTTCTACTTTTTTAGCTACTGCTTTTGTTTCTGTTTCAGACATTTTAGTTTCTACTTTCGTTTGATTTTTGCTTCTGTTCCGACATAGGCCCCGAACATTTCGAGGTCTAGTTCAGTACCCGATCCAAGCTTGTCTTTAATCCAAGCTTTAAGAGTAGACGGGTGTACGCTTTGACGTTGGTCTGGATCCAGACCCTGCTTCATGCAGTCGTCAAAGAAGGCACCGGCATGGTTATCCTGACCGCGGCCAAAGGAAACCTTGACCTCGTTCTTGATAATGTCATCCTCACCGATGGATCGCAGGAAGTTGAACGCATCCTGCTTCTTCGCTTCCGGGATAGATGCGTACACGAACTGACTCAACGAAACGGAGTTACCGTCCACGTCGACACGATCCATGCCCATCTCTATCATTTCTGCTGGGATTAGTTCGCGGGTGATACGTTGAAATTCTTTCTTCGCATCTTTAGCCGCTTGCTCGTATTGCTCTTGCAGGCCTTGCTGCTGTTGAGCCTCACGAATGAGATTGGATAAATTGGATCCAGTCTCGGTGGTGACAGAATCGAATGCTGTTGCATCTGCCGCCATTTGTTCAAAAAGATCTGACATTTCTTTTTCCTTTCTAGTTTCTACATTTCCGGTTAGAGCCCGTCGGCTATGATGTAGATGGATCGTCCTGACTGAGGGGGATGCCAGCGGTAGGGTAATAATTGCACCGTTGACGAACCATCTACTTCGTCCTATATAAGATGGGACAACATAAAGGTCAACAATTTATTTCAGGGTTATCAACATGTACGAATTTAAGACAGAACCATTCGACCATCAGCGTGAGGCGTTTGTTCAAAGCTACAACAAGTTAAACTGGGCATACTTCATGGAGATGGGTTGCGGTAAATCTAAAGTCCTTATCGACAACATGGCTTGGCTGTACGAGGAAGGTGAGATAGACACCGCAGTTATTGTCGCGCCTAAAGGCGTGTACCGGAACTGGGTACTGAAAGAAATTCCTATTCATCTCCCTGACCGGATCGAGCACTCTCTTATTACATGGAGAGCTTCAGCGAATAAAGCACAGAAGAAAGAACTAGAAGAAGCCGCTACCATGGGCGGCAGTAACGGGCTTCGCATCCTGGTTGTTAACGTAGAGGCCTTTGCTACTGAAAAAGTTATGCGCTATCTCCGGTCGTTTTTGCATGACAGTCACTTCTTACTGACCGTTGACGAAAGCACAACAATCAAGAACCCCAAAGCCAAACGCACAAAGCAGCTTACGGCTGTCGGCAAAGCCGCGACGTACAAACGTATCTTGACTGGCTCCCCTGTAACCAAGTCTCCCATGGATCTGTACGCACAGTGCGCTTTCCTAGGTGACGACACACTAGGCTTTACAAACTATTACGCTTATCAAAACAGGTACGCCGTCACCCGCCGGCAACGGATGGGAGCACACACCTTCGAACAAATTATTGGTTATCGGAACATGACCGAGTTGGCCGGCAAGTTGAAAGGATTCTCAAGTCGGGTTCTCAAAAAGGATTGCTTAGACCTCCCCGAAAAAACATACTCAGCGCGATACGTGTCTCTGTCGCCGGAACAACTACGCCATTACAATACCCTAAAGAACTACGCACTGGCTATATTGGAAGAAGGACAGGTTACCGCGCCGCAGGTGATGACACAACTGGTTCGCCTACAACAACTTCTCTGTGGCTACCTCGTTACCGACGACGGAGAGACTGTCGAAGTTCCCAGCCGCCGCATGGACGCGATGCTGGATACGGTCGAAGAGATGGATGGTAAAATCATTATCTGGTCACGGTTCCGTAACGACATTCAACGGATCACCGAAGCCCTGAAAAAGAAGTACGGAGAGAACTCAGCCGGGTCATACTACGGCGATACGTCCGACGACGCCCGTGAAAAACTGGTTCAAAATTTTAGCGACCCGGAACACGAAACTCGGTTCTTTGTCGGCAACCCGCAGACGGCCGGCTATGGTCTAACCCTGGTCAGTGCCTCTAACGTCATCTATTATGCTAATGACTTTAACCTTGAAACCCGTGTACAATCCGAAGACAGGTGCCACCGGATCGGGCAAACAAAAGCAGTGACGTACGTAGATTTAATTAGTGAAGGTACCGTCGACGAGTATATCGTTAAAGCCCTCACAAAAAAGATTGACCTCGCCGGAGCGGCACTAGGCGAAGAAGTGAAAGAATGGCTGAAATTGTAGGGTGCGAGTATCCTCCCACAGGCGGCCGGGGGACTGCCTAACCCAGTGATAATGGTTACCGGCTTGGTGCCCTATTGATTGTATTTACACCGGTCGGATACTTAAACCCTACGCTCGCAGGAGCTTTTGCAAAAAGGTGAAGTAGATAAAGGGAAATTTTCACATCCCCCAACAACATTGCATGAAGGTGCGAATAGATGAATACTAATAAGTATAAAAGTGTTGCTGTCCCTGTTTACGTATGGGAAATGGTTCAGGAACTGGCTCGAATAAATGAACGTAGCATGGCCGGGCAGGTGGCTTGGCTTATAAGGCAGGAACATGGACGAACAAACAAAGGCAGCGTTAAAGAAGGAACGACAAGCTGAAGTAGCTGATGAGCTAGACATGGCTATCGACCAAGTCTTCAACTCCTTCCCTGACATAGACAATCAGGAACAAGGCAGCCTCGTTCTAAATATTGCAATCAAGAATATTATGTTTCAAACCAATGCCTTAGTCGCCTCAGAGGTGATCTTAGGTACGCTACAGTCCTGGATTGGTTTTGCAAGAAACATGGCCGAAGCCCGGGGGGAAGAAATAGAACCAGGTTCCGAAAACGATTACGATTTTGTCCGCAGAACCGAATACGAAGCCGTGTTTTACACCAAGGGCGACGAAGACGAGGAGCTCGACCAGCGGTTGATTAACCTTGATGAATACGACGAGCCCCCAAACTAAAAATATGTTATAATCCTTGAACGAGTTAAGTACTCGCAAAAGGATATTGTAATGAAACGGATTCTTCTTGTTTTGTTGCTTGTGTCCTCCCCAGTTCTAGCACAAAACGAACAAGTGGGCGACCTTAACACGAGCAACTTGAACAGCACGGTAAGCAGCAATAACCCGTCAACATCGAACACCACTAACTACAATGGTGCTGGCGCAGCTTCTGACGTTACCCCGCCCCCAACGGCTGTGTCTCCCAGCGCACCGTCGGGCGGGTCTGAATCATGCTTGATCGGGCGAGGCATGGGTGTGCAGGTGAACGTGCTTGGTTTATCTATGGGCGGGTATAGGCAAGACTCCGAGTGCAACAGGCGTAGAGATGCTAAAGCTCTAAAGGAACAGGGTATGTCTATTGCTTCGGTGGCGCGGCTTTGTCAGTCGCTGGAAACATGGAAAGCCATGTTCGACTCCGGCACCCCGTGTCCGATGTCTGTAAACGGCCGTCTTGTAGTAGGCCGAGCGGCAACTGTTCTCATGAAAAGAGACCCCGCTACATTTATCCCAGATTACAAAAACCGTAAGGCGTGGTATGATAAGATATTACAGATTGGTAAGGATGAAAGCAATGAAGAGAATAGCGATTCTAGTCTCAGCATTTCTGAGCGTTTCCGCAGCACACTCCGAAACGACGATTGATAACCTAGTTAACGCTAGTCGGACAATCGCCGCGAAGCTTGAGCAAGGCCGCTACGCAGTCTATGGCGCAGAACACTACGCCAGCGTGGGTGGCATCATTGACTATAACGCTGTGGATCACGACCAATACACCATCAATGAGGCTGACCTCAATGCGTACAAGAACGCCGTCGCAGGGGTGCAGACCGCTTTGTATTTCACCACTCAAATGAAGTTGGAAGAGAAGTATGAAGAGTCGATGGTCAAAGTTTCCGAGGCTGTAGACAGCTTTATCGTCGCGAGTGTTCAACTCAGCATGGTAGAGGAAGTTGCAGAGGTGGCGGAAGTAGCACAACAAACAAACGATGTTGAGGATCAGATCGCAGTCCAAGAGTTCGTCGAAGTAAACGACGTTGAAATCAAGCAAGAGACTGTGGTCGAATATAACCAGTCGCTAGAAGAGATCGCGGTCAACGCCCGTGACGCTGGTGCTTTCTTGGCTGCGTCTAAGAACGAACAGTTGACCAGCCTCTCTGATCAACACGCCCAAGACTATGGAAACTCTATGGCTGAAGCCTCTATGTCTTATTCTGCTACTAGCGACGTACTTAGCATCGAGTGGGCTACCAACACTGGCAGCATCTCTTTCCACGACTTCCTACAAGGCGACTACGTGACCGCCGCGGAAGTATTAGGTGAAGGCGAGGCGATCTATGCCGACCAACAAGCCTACATGTACCAATGAGCCTAGAAGATACCGAACTAACAATCGGCGGCACGAAGCTGCGCGGGGTGTGGATTGCAATCGTCTTGTCTATAGGCACCACCCTAGCTGGCGGTATATGGGCAGTCGCGGAGTTTTACGGACGGATCGAGTCAGTGGAGGCCGCAGTCGCTGGGAATGGTGACACTGCTCAGAAACTTACAGTACTCGGCACCAACCTCGCAACCATTATGGAAAACCAAAAGCAGTTGCTAGATCTGCGCGACCGGATTTCAGAGGTAGAGAAGACGACAGTGGAGAACGATCTGCTGGTCAAACAATTCAAAGAAAAAGTAGACGGGATCGGTGGTCGCTTCAAGAAAATCAACCGTGAGGTTGACGATATTTGGAAGGGGCTAGACGCTCTGTCTAACCCCCTACAATAATTATTCCGGGTACTGGCAGCATTTAAAACCGCCGGGGCATTCAGTACAAAGCGCACCCCTTTTAGCAAGTTCTTCATTGCTATCCGGGTTTGGTCTCTTGGTTCTCGGAACTAGGTGCTCTTTTTGCACCGTCCATGGCGACCACGTTTGTTTTTCTTCTGTCATGCCACGAAGCCAAGTACGCCGAGGCTTATTAAAAATACCCATGGTAAGACCTTCCTCTTAGGCTGATATCGTATAGGGCGGTTCGGCGTCTGGGTCGACAGTACTGCTATCGCCCACGCTTTGTAGCCCAGACTGCCCACTTTCATGTCCCCCAAAAGCCCTTGGGGGCTGGATGGTGGTTTCAATATATCCTTCAGGTGTTTCCAATACACGGATCTTGTTCCCCCTTGGAGTGAGTATCCAAACCGACCTCCATCCTAACTCATATTCGTTACCAGTTAAATGGGTCAAAGGGTCTGCCGCCTCACTGATTAGGGGCGCATTGTATGGTTCATCAGTCATGTTATAGCTCCATCGAATAGGGTGAATTGTTTTCTAACCAGAAATCTACAGCGGTTCGAACTAACTCGCCTTTAGATATCTGCTTGGCGGACTTCTCTGTAAACTCTTTGCTGAGCTCTGCCACGCGGTTGTATGACGCCGTGTCAAAATCCACAGCCATTGTCTTTCGACCGTCGGGGAACTTTGTCGGACGCCCACGGGTTTCACGGATCATACGACCCATTGTATCGTGATAGGTTTCTCGTTTCATTTGCTGGTTCCTTTATCAAAAAACTTTTGTTCTACTAGTATTCTAAGGGCATCACGTGACATGTTTATCAACGCTGTTGGTGAAACCTTCTGGATATGAAGACGACCCTCCACGTCAACAATACAGATCTCCGCGGGGAGCGTATCCTGATCTTCTCCTAGGTTACATCGAAGATAAGCAAGCTCTTGGGGTTTGTATTCCTCAGTCATCTGTTACCTCCAAGTCTGTCAAAACATCGATGAGCATGGCGTTTTGAATTTCGTCTACCAACTCATCTGGCATGCAGATAATTACACGGGTGTTGTCGGCCGAAGTAATGTCTTCCGCAAACCCTACAGCGTGGTCGTAATCAAGGAAGCAAGCGGACAGTCGGATGTTTAAGGTATCCTCTTCGCTAGTACCAAGCCAAAGCCCAGTCACACCCCACCACGATTGGCTTTCTCCAGACTTAACCGGGATCATGTTGCCATCTAAGCCCACGACATACAACTCATCCGCCGTGGTAAGAGGGGCTTTGTTTAAGTCGAAGGCATGAGCGTTCGGGAACTCTACTACGCTACCCATTATTCCAAGTCCCCCGGTTCCGGAAACATGTTATCGGTGCCGTTGCTGTCTTTGTCGCCTGTCCACGGTTCTTGGAACTTGAGACTATAATAAGTTTTGCCAGCCT